AAAGAAAATAAGGTAACAGTTGCACAAATTTCTTTAGCTTGGGTATTAGTACAAAAAGATTTTATTGTACCTATTCCAGGAACAACAAAGTTGGAAAGATTAAAAGAAAATATTAAAGCAACCGAAATCAAATTTACAAAAGTAGAAGCTGAATCAATGAATGAAGCATTATCTCAAATGGATATCGAAGGTAGAAGATTTGAACCATATTCAGATTTTGAAAAAAAAGCTGGTTTATAAAGTCGAGACATTCTCGCTTTTTTATTATGAAAAAAATTTAATGAATTGATAAATTTGTAAAAATATGTCGATTATATCCAAAAAATATGTAATACTGAAAGAAGTGAGGAAAGGAGAATAAGGTGAAAGACATTTATTAATTACTAACAAAATAAATGGTTTTATTTTATGCAAAATTAAATTTGACAAGATATTAAAAACTGTGTTAAGGTATCAGCAACAAAGAAAACAGAATACTTTTTTAATTTGAGTTTTAGAGAATGTACCCGAACACCCGGAAGTTTTCCGGGAATAAGCTTTACCTGGTGACATTCTCTTTTTTTATTTGTAAATTAACGTGCTAAAGTGAGGTAATAACATGAAAGATAATACGGTAAATATACAAGACGTAGATATCTATTTAGATAATATTAATATATATGCTGATGAATATATAAATACTGTATTATGTATATCACCAGATAACGAAAACTATAAGAAAGAAGTATCAGATAGCTTTGTAGATATGATTTTTTATATTGCAGATCATATACAAAAGCCAAGTAATGACAATATAGAGCTATTAGATAAAATGTTTAATACTTATGTGAGATTATGCAGTAAATATCATGTATTGCCAACATTAGAAGTATTTAGCTTTTTAGTTGGGATTAATCGTACAACGTTTACTGACTGGATGAATGGAGTGTATAGAACAAACTCGTCACATGGTGACACGGCTAAAAAATGGTTTGATATTTGCAAAAACTGTGCAATTAATAGACTGCATAACCAAACCGGAACAAATGCGAATTTGATATTTGTTGCAAAAGCCGCCTACGGAATGGCAGAAACTGCACCGGTGCAAGCCACACAACAGTATGGCGTACCACAGCAGACCGCGCAGCAGATCGCAGAGAAGCACAAAGCCGCTTTACAGCTTCCAGAGATGGAAAAGCCGGAGCTTTAAAGTCTGGAAGAGTACAGAATCGGTAAAAATGTACATGGTGGACGGACAAAAGGCGGTAAATGCACGGAATTGTGCATAATGTACAGGAATGATGGTTGTAATTGTGCAGGATGTATAGCGATCTATAAAGAAAACGAGAGTTTGTCGTATAGATACATATGTTCGGACACAGAAAAGCCATATTTTCCTTTGATTACCGCCGAAGGCCTACGACAAACAGCGACCAGGCAAGGGCAGCGGTTCCCATGGGGCGGCGGGCTGACTTGCCAGCGTCCGCACTGGATGACCGGGAGGGGGTTATATATAGACCTCTGGCCAGCATAGTCAGTAACTCAAGCAAAGAACCTATTGTATTTTGTCCTACATATATAAGGAATGATTATATGGCAAAAGGAAGACCAACAACAGACCCAAAGGGAGATTCAATAAGAATCAGAATTAACGATGACATGAGAAAACGCCTTGAAAAGAAATCATTTCAGACAGGTCAAAGTATTTCTCAGATCATACGCAATTTAATAACGGAAAACTTGAGTTAAAAATTTTCCAAAAAACAAAAAAGAGTTCCCTATGGCAGAGATAGTGATTGCAACACGAAAGCAGTAAGCCTTAACTGTTTCTCTGCCAATACAAAATAAGGCAATACCAAGAAAGGCAGGTACAACAAATGAATGATATGATGATTTTTAGCAATCCAGAATTTGGAAGTGTAAGAACCGTAACGATAAATGGGAAAATTTATTTTTCTGGAACCGATGTAGCGAAAGCATTAGGCTATTCAAAACCTCAAGATGCAGTTTCAAGACATTGTAGGCACTCCGTGAAACATGGAGGGGTCTCAGAAACAACTAATCAGCACGGAACCACAACAAAGCAAAATGTTATGATGACTTTCATACCAGAAGGAGATGTGTACAGGCTTATCATGAAGAGCCAGTTAGAGTCAGCAGAACGTTTTGAAGAGTGGGTAATGGAAGAAGTTCTTCCAAGTATAGCGAGAACTGGGAAATACGAGGTCTCCACAAAACAGGATTCCTACCAAATCGAAGATCCAATAGAACGTGCTAAGCGGTGGATTGAGGAACAGCAAGAGAAACAACAGCTTGAAACTAAGGTAAAAGAACAGAAACCGAAAGCTGACTATTTTGATAGTCTGGTAGACAATAGACTTCTTACAACTTTTCGAGATACAGCAAAGGAATTTCACATTCCCCCTAAAGCGTTTACTAAGTGGCTTGCGGAAAACGGTTATATTTACCGTGATAGGCACAATATTATCAAGCCTTATGAATCGTATAGGAAAGCTGGACTTTTTCAGATGAAAGATTTTTCAACACCATTTGGATATTCCAATGTTCAGACATACATAACCGTAAAAGGAAAAGAGACATTCAGACTGTTATTGCAAGGGCAAGGAGTGATTAAGTCATGAAACCAAACTCACAATCCGAATCCATCCGCATCCGATTTTCCGAAAAACAGAAAAAACGGCTCCTGGAAGAGAAGAATCGGACGGACAGAAGCGTATCGGATATCGTAAGACAAGCCGTGGATGAATATTTCGGGAGGAAACGACATGGATTTTAGACTGGTAAGTAATTCTGGGAACTTGAAATCCCAGATGGCAGATATTGCGGAGAAAATACTTGCAACATGCGCTCTTACAAATACAGATTACTTGAAAATCACAGTCGAGAGAGATTCTAAAGGGCTATTACTACAATCAACGCTTCAAAACAAGCCACTGGTGATGATGAGACTGTCGGAGGAGAAAAACCATGCTTAAATTTTTCTCAGAAAATAAAAAAGGGACTTCCGAAATAAGCTCTGCATATGAAAATGTCGGACAGGAATCCCCGGCAATTCGGAAACTGGTAAAGCCAATTCACGCAAAAGCAATATTAGCTGATGGCAGATTGTATGATACTCAAACTGCTACATACGTTTGTGAATATGGGAATCTTTCTTTGTTTGTTACAAAGAATGGTAGATGGTTTGGTGCAAAATCAAAATCTGAATTAGCTGGTTACAGTGTTGATGAAAACGGAGACAGAACCGCCGAGTACAGAGTAATGTATTATAGTCTGGAGTGTATTGATAAATTTTTTGTGATGCAACATCTATGGTACTGCAACCATAAGCTTTTCAAGAAATATTTCGGGGAGGTGGAAGAAGGATGAGTGTCGTGAAGATCACAAACCCCAACCCCTATGATTGGCATGGAACAAAATATTTCATTGATGGAAATGAAGTTCCGAGAGTAAGATCAATAAATTTCCATACCGCAGTAGATGAAATTCCAGTATTTGAGTTTGAAATGATGGCTGTTCCAGACATTGAAATGGAGTGCTTGGCACAAATTAGTGTCACTTCTCAATCAATTACTGATGCAATTTTGGTTTTAAGACACGAACTGTTACAACATGGAGAAATTTACAATGGATTCAAATCAAGCCTAAAATCGGCTTTAGAATCATACAATTACTGTGGAATGCCATTTGAGCCAGAAGAAGAAATTGCAGAAAAAATTTTGGACTTCTTAATCGGGGAGGAAAAAAACAATGAATGCACTTAATGTAATCGGAACAGCTGTAAATCTTGCATTTTTCGTTCTGGTTCTTGCCGGTACTTTGGCTATACTGGACGAAGAAGGAAAGACAAGCGTAATACAGATTTTATTCTGTATTTGTTTAGAAATATGTTTTGCACTGAATATTTTCTTAATTTGCGCGAGGTGACAAATGTATCTACCAATTCCAATTGGAATTATCCCGATTGAGTTAATCGAGAGGGTTAAATTCATAAAAGCGCCGCTTCGACTTAATCCATGTAGGCTCGGAAAAGCCTATGAAAGTGATAAGTCGAGGCATCCAGAGTAGCGTAAGTGCTAATTACTTATTATATTAATTACATAAACTTATATATCACGACTTCCCCGGTCTTAATGGTGCGCCGGGGTTGATGGGCTATCGCCAAGAGGTAAGGCACAGCACTTTGACTGCTGCATTCGCTGGTTCGAATCCAGCTAGCCCAGTTTGCAATATTTATCATATTGCAAATATTTTTCTTTTTCATACAACTTTCGCTTCGGCCTTCTAGCCCAACGGGGCTGATTAAAGGGGCTTCAAATGTCCCGGAAGACTTTCTGAAATCCAAAAGCGTTTCAGAAAACCTTTGTTGCAGCTGGCGGTCAAGAACTGCAACAGTGCCGGATTGTTTGTCATGGCGGTCAAATAATTCGGTATCTCAGGAAGCTTAGTTCAGCGGTAAGAGCAACGGCCTCATAAGCCGTAAGTCCTGGGTTCGAATCCCAGAGCTTCCATTTCTTCTAAATGCCATTCATCCGTAATATGGGTGGAAAAAACTTCCAGTTGAGCGTGTGGATTGGGTAGATTTAGGTGCGATACGGCGTAGCCTAAATGGATCTGATTTCCCGGCTGGTATATCTCAGAGTTAAAAATATTAACGCAGCGCACGTTAATAAAAGGAGTTTTCAAGAGATGCCGTCCAAAGACGCATAAAAATATCCAGTGAATCTACAGCACTAAAACTTGTAGATAGTGGAAAGCATAACACGATAAACCTATTGCTAACCCGGTTCTTCCGGGTTCTGGGAGAATATTCCGTAGAGGTAGCGTGGCAGACTGTAAATCTGTTGCCATTATGGTTCGGGTGGTTCGACTCCATCTTCTCCCATTGATTAATTAGAGACTGAAAGTTCAGAGTGGAAGAAAGCAGAGGAATAATATAGGGAATGTATATGTCCGAGTTCCGAACATATTGTTTCTTATCGGTATGAGTTTTCTTCCTTGGGTAGTCAATAAGTGAATATGCCATTGTTCTACGAAACATTACATAATTCTTCTAATTAATCTCACACGGCAGGATAGAGAAGTGGAATCTCACATGGCTCATATCCATGGAAACGGCGGTTCGAATCCGTCTCCTGCTATTCCATCTACCAAGTGTAGATAGGAAATCTGACTTTAGCATAGCTATTGTTGGTTTTTAGACGAGGTAGCTCAATTGGACAGAGCAATGAGAACATTAGTCATGTTTGTGACTATAACAGCAATTTACTCCATTACAAGGCATAGGTTGGTGGTTCGAATCCATCCCTCGTCACTGCCCCGGTTATCGGTTATGGAAAACCGATTAGAACATGCTTGTGTTCTTCACTGCAAATAATTTTATAGGTTCAAATCCTGTCGGGGCAATTATGTGATGCTTACAGCAATCATTTTGGACATAACTGCTAATTATGAAACCAAAAAGCATCATGAAATTTATGGGACGCTTACAGCAACTCACTTAAATAAAATCTAATTCGTATATTTTATATTTTTCGTGTCCTGAAAGGAGAAGAAACATGGATTTTGCAAATGCAATGAAACAAGAAAACAAATTTACAAGAACCGAAAACGGAGCAGTTGCGCTGAATACTACAAGTGATGCAAGACTTGACCTGTTCGGAACTATTGGTGCATTGAGAGAAGCTGATGAAAATAGAATCACCACTTTATTCTCAGAAGCATTTGCACAGGATAAACTCTTTGCCACAAAGATTGTTTTTTATGCAAGAGATATTCGTTGTGGGCTTGGAGAGAGAAAAACTTTTCGAACCATTATCCGTTACATGGCTGAACATCATCCAGAAGCACTTAGACCAAACCTCGATTTAATTGGAGTGTTCGGAAGATATGATGACCTCTATGAACTGATTGGAACACCATTGGAAGATGATATGTGGAAAACCATGAAAAATCAGTTCGAGGAAGATTTGAAGAATCTTAATGAAGGAAAAGCAATTTCTTTACTTGCTAAATGGATTAAGACTGCTGATGCAAGTAGCAGAGAAACTAGGAAGTTAGGAATCTTGACTGCACAGAAGTTGGGTTATCCAGTCTACAACTTTAAGAGAATTGTTCGTAGCATGAGAAAACAGATCGGTGTTGTTGAAAGCCTTATGTCTGCCGGTAAATGGAATGAGATTAAATATCCAGAAGTTCCGAGCCGTGCAATGATGATTTATCGCAAGGCTTTTGCAAAACATGATCCAGATGGATTTAATGATTTTATTAATAAGGCTGATAAAGGAGAAGTTAAAATCAACGCTTCAACTTTGTATCCTTATGACATCGTGGAAAAAATCCTTTACGGACGAGAGAACAATAAAGTTCTTGAAGCACAATGGAAAGCACTCCCAAATTACATAGAACAGGGAACAAACGCTTTGATTATGGCTGATGTATCCGGTTCAATGTATGGAAGACCAATGGCAACATCAATCGGATTGGCAATATACTTTGCCGAAAGAAATGTTGGGGCATACCACAATTTGTTTATGACATTTTCGAGCAATCCAGAAACAGTTGTTTTAAAGGGTGAAACCCTTTCACAGAAAATCAATAATGCTAAAAGGGCTGATTGGGGCAATAGTACAGACCTTAAAGCTGCATTTGAAAAGGTGCTTGATATAGCAGAAAAAAATAATATTTCACAGGAAGAAATGCCGAAAGCTATTGTCGTAATTTCTGATATGGAAATTGATTATTGTGGAAATCGAGATTGGTCGTTTTATGATAAAATGGCAAACAAGTTCCATAAAGCCGGATACGTTATTCCAAACGTTATCTTCTGGAATGTAGCCAGCAGACATGATGTATTCCATACAGATTCCAAGAGAAAAGGCGTGCAACTTGCAAGTGGTCAATCTGTAACAGTTTTCAAACAAATCTTACAGAATCTTGGATACAATCCGATTGAAGCTATGGAAAACACAATCAATTCAGAAAGATACGCTTGTATTACTGTCGAATGAAACAAAAGTGAAACCCATCCCAGCTCTTTTCAAAAGAACTGTCCGTGACAGGCGGGATATGAAACATAGCTCAGTGGTAGAGCAATGATATTGAATATCATGTGACACAGGTTCGATTCCTGTTGTTTCTATCTGGCAAATTGCCATTGCCAGAAGTTGCATTTTCCCCCTAAAGTTCCAGTGTTTCTCGTTGGGAGATTTATGCCGTTCAAGTCGGCACACTGGATTTTTTTTAACAAGAGGTGTTTATGGAAGAAAAATGTTGCAAGAATTGTAGAAAACATGATGACTTCACATGTGTTTGTTTTAATGGTGATAGCGAATATTGCGCAGACTTTACTGAACCAGAATGCTGTTGTGAATATTGGGAGGGTGTTGGAAATGAACAAAATATCAGTATTGTACATTGCAGTCAATTATAAAGACGCAGATTATTTTCTAACAGAATTATTCGATAAAATACATAACATAACATCAATAATACAGTTCAATAAGAAAACACTTATTTTAGAAACGGAAACATGCATTGTAGGGACTTTCATTATTAATTCACCTCATAGAACAAAAACACTTCGTAGTGCTGCCAGTTATTTTTTGCAAAGCGACAAACCGTTTGAAATGCGAATAAGTAGAATTGATGAATTGTATAATTCTTTGCACTATGGAGACTTATGGCTTGGAATTAATGCGAAAGAAATTACAAAAGAACAGTTTATTAAAATATTACTGTACGGAGATATAAAATGAAAGTTTTTGGTAAAGAAATCAAAGACGAATGCTCACATTGCGGAAATATCCTTGAATGCGAGTTATTCCGTCAAGGGCATGGCATAAAACAGGAACGTGAAAACATAGCTAAAATGATTGCCTGTCAGATGAAGCACAGGGAGAGGAGGGAATTTGAATGCTAAATTTACTTGATAAACGCAATTGCCCTGTTTGCGGTGGAATATTGAAATGTGAAAATGCCGATTTCACAAACCCTTTTATAGAAAAAGGACTCTTTTTAAATGTGACATGGCAATGCACCAATTGCGGCGCTGAATATACTGCAAAACTTGAATTAACTCCAAACGGATATGAGGTGCAAGACCGTGAAGCACATATTGATGTAGAGGATAATTTTTCAGCCGAAAAATTTATGCTTGGAAGAAACAATTTTCGAAGACAGAGGTGGTAAATATGAAATTTGAGGATATGGCAAACTGGACAGAAGAACAGTTGAAAAATGAAGTTGTTCGTTTTGCTGATGAATGCGAGAAAAAACAGCATATAATCCTGGACTATAAAGCTTTATCGGAGACACTTAACCAAAAGCTTCTTGAAAATGATAACTGGAAGATTCCGATTGATGGAATTGAAAATGTAGATACTGGTCATCCATCTATAGAATGGTATGAACAACGACACCAGGATGACTGTATTAGAATCAACGAGTTAACTGTTACTGTTGACACATTGGTTGACCGATACGCTAATTTAAGGAAAAACAAAGGGATGTGCTGATATGGGTGAAAAGGAAGAATTAAAGCATTTCTTTACATGTAATGGAAAAGTTATTGAAACAATACCAGAGATTTCAATTTCGGATGGTACTGTTATCGAAGGCGGTATTCTTCACAGAAATGAGGACGGTACACTTTGTAGCATAGGCAAGACATTAAGTATTGAATTTGAATGTAAATTCAGTGATGAACTATTTTGGACACTAGTTGCCCCAGACCGAATAAACCAGAACAATTTCCGTAAAATACATGGGATTCCGAAGCGGAGGAAAATTAATGGATCAAGAAAAAATAAGCATTGAAGAAGCCATGAAAATTGGTTTTAAGAAAATACCAAATAACTGCTTAAAAATGAATAAAAAGCCAAAATTTAGACAAATTGCTGGAAGAAAAGGGAAACGGAAATTTGATAATGTTTTTAAATCTGTTGCGCGGCGAATGATAAAAAGGGCAGCCAAAGAGGGAAGACCAATAAAGCATAAAAGAAATAGAAAGGTAAATAAATGAGCATTAAGTCAGCATTAGAATCCGAAGGAATAGATTTTTCTGAATACATGAACCCACCCGAACCGTGGAATGGACAGGCATTATTGAGGAATATCAATGGAGTGAAATACGCCTGTTGCCCTTTTTGCGAAAAGAAAGCACTTCTGATTAGTCCAGAAACAAAAATTAGGCATCTTAAATTGAAGTGCAAGGGAAGTAACTGCAAGAAAGAGTTTGAGGTGAATGTATGAGAATTGTGGTTAAAAGGATTCCGATTGAGATCATCGAACTTGGAATAGAAACATATGCGCAGATTGATATCGAGGAAATTCTTCTTATATCTTATCCGCCAATTACAAAGACCGTTTTAAAATTTTATACTGAGTACATTGCGTTTGAATTCCAAAAGGAATATTCAGTAAAAATAAAAAATGATGATGCAGTGATAAAATGTTATAGGGGAAACACTTTGAACACTTTCATTCAGAAAGACGCAGGTGAAAGAACTGTTGCTGAATGGCGCAAGGTTATATCGCGTTCAAAAAACACTCCGTACATTGTTAGAACTATTAATTCTATAAAAGTGCCTGATGAAGATGCTATTAAAGCGATTGCAAGTGATGCGACAGAACTTCAAAAGACTAAACCTGTGGAACTGGACGAACTTTCGGAAGAAACCAAGTTTAGAATTTATAAATTAATTGTAAATGAAATTGGAAAGCATTTTTACAATTGCGAGATGCGTATGTCATATAAAGACTTTATACTTGTTGAGGATTGCATCAGAAAAGTTTTGCAAGGAGAACAAGATGAACACAAAACGGATTAAATGTATTTTGACAGGTGGATGCAAGTTCAAAAGTTCGGATACAGAATCGAAATGCAATGATAAAGAAAAGACTTGCACCATTACAGAAACTTGCTACAAATGTGGGAAGAAGTACACTGCCGTATTTACCTACAAACAATTAGGGATTCCAGTGAGGTGAATGTATGAATTGGTTTAAAGAAAAATGTTCCCACCTATATGAGGAAATTGGGAAATGCTATGACAGAATAGATTACGGAAATGGTACTCATATAAATGCTTATATTGTAAAAAAATGCAAAATATGCGGAAATATTACAGCCAAGACTGTATATTCAAATGAATTTACAAGGTATACATCTCCTGTAAGAGTTGATGATTGTGTAAAAAAACTGATAGCTAAAGGATATGTTGACAAGGTTGATTTCTTTTTGGAACACGAAAATGATAATATACCGTGGAAATAAATGGAGGTCTATTGAGTGAAGAAGGCAAGAAAAATATGTTGGATAATTGCGAATTTTATTATATTCAAGTGGGTAGCAGATTATTTGATAGCCACAATTCAAATAATGGTTGAAAATCATTGGGGATTTTCGGCAGTACCATTACTGTTTATGGCAGTATTCGCAGAGTGGAAAGTAATTGAAAATATTTTTTCAGAATTAAAAAGATGATTTTATCAAGAAAGGATATGTATGACAAAACAAGAAGCCGTAGTAATTGAAACCTATACAGGAATTTGTATGCTTACAGGGGATGACCGAAAACTTGCATACGAATACGCAGAAAAACTTTTAGGTCATCCGATATATACACATGAATTTCCAAAATATGCTGACAAGCTGAAAGAACTTAGTAAGTCAGATTTTATTGAAATTTGCAGAAAGTTAAGTGATTAAATTGTATGGTTCAAATTAAGAAACATTCCGTGTATACATCCATAACCAGATGGATTAGAAAATTGTAGATATTGTGAAAAATATAGTTTTGAAAAATATTTAGAATACAAAAAACAAAAAGAAAAGTCAAGAGAGCCACATGAGAGCCAGACTAAATCCTAAAAAGAAAGGAGGTCTGGCTCTATTTTTATGGGAAAAATTACAGAAGGCTCGCTCGAATGGTATCGGACAGTCCTAAATCAGATTATCAGTAGTGACATGACAATCTATCAAAATCAAAAAGATTGCCTTGATTTGCTCTTAAATATGAATATTGACCTTCCTTTCAACGAGAATCAAGAAGCACGGAAAATGGCTATGAAAGTAAGTCAATACTCACATAACATAGCAGAGAAGTGTGCTGCATTAACTGGAAGTGGTGACTTTGATGATATCTATTGGCAGTATTTATTACTGGAAGCGCAGAATTATCAAGTAGACAGTGGATTGTTATATCTTGAAAAAAATCGTATTCCAAAAGAGCGTTTTTACGAACCAAGAAGAAATGTATTTATGCAGCATAATATTATAGGTTCACTTCAAGACTTGATGGATGACAAACTGGATATATTTGCATTGAGCGTACCGCCAGGTTGCGGAAAATCTACGCTAGAAGATTTCTTTCTTTCCCTGGTCGGTGGATGGTTCCCAAACGATTTTAACCTGTCATCCGCACACAGTAGTATTTTGACACGTTCCCTTTATGATGGTGTTCTGGAAATTATTAATGATCCAGTAGAATATACGTGGAGTGAGATATTTCCAAACATTGATTTAAGTAAAAAGACAAGTAATGCAAAAGAAACAACTGTAAATCTTGAAAGAAATGGTCGTTTCAAAACATGGACATTTAGATCAATTGATGGTTCTTTGACTGGTGCTACACGTTGTAACAGATTTCTTACAGCGGATGACCTTGTGTCTGGTATCGAAGAAGCATTGAATAAGAGCCGACTTGATACATTATGGACGAAAGTAGTAAATGATCTTCGCTCACGTAGACTTGAGGGATGCAAGGAATTTTACATTGCCACCAGATGGTCTGTGCATGATCCTATTGGAAAACTTCAACAATTGTATGCCGGGAACCCAAGAGCAAGATTTATTGCAATACCGGCATTAACAGATGATGGAAAAAGCAATTTCTTATTCACTGTGAATGGATTTTCAGAAAAGTATTTCAATGACGCAAAAGAATCAATGGACGAGATTTCTTTTAACTGTCTGTATCAACAGAAACCAGTAGAACGTGAGGGATTACTTTTACCACCAGATAAGCTGAAAAGATTTTTCTTTGACAGAGAAGATGTTCCAGATGGCTGTACAGATGAATATGTGATTATGCCAAAAAGAGAGCCGGATGCTATTTGGTCTGTGTGTGATACAAAGGATAAAGGAACTGATTTTGAGTCTCTCCCAATTGCATACCAGTATGGAGATAAATATTTTATCCCAGATGTAGTGTTTGACGATAACACAGACTACGATATCTTGGATAAGAAAACAGCGGATATTTTGATTAGGCACAATCCGCATATGTCGCGTTTTGAATCAAATAATGTTGGAAACCGTGTAGCACATAATGTTCAAAAACTTATTGACGGTAAATGCCGTACAAAAATTGAAACAAAAGTTACGACAACTAACAAAGAAACGAAAATTCTTGTCAATTCCAACTTTATAGCAAATCATTTTTATTTTTTGCACCAAAGTCAGTATAAACCAAAATCAGATTATGGCTTATTCATGGCAAATGTAACCACTTATACTACCAGAGCGAAGGTACTCCATGATGACGGAATAGATTCTTTAGCAATGCTATCTGATTATGTTCAGAATCCATTAGGAGGAACCGCAACAGCAACACAGAATCCACTTTGGGGAAGGAGATAAAATATGATGACTGCAACTCAATATTTACGACAAATTGAAAATTATGATAACAGAATCAAAAACAAGCTTATCGAAGAAGAACAGCTCAGTTCTCTTTCCACAAGTGTATCTGCAATTCCTGTTGGAGAAAAGGTACAAACTTCTGTAAAACGTGATCCGATGGGAGACATGATTGCGAAGATATTTGATCTGCGAGAAGAGATTTCAGAAATGATATCTGAATTTTTACAAAAAAAACAGGAAATAGTCCGAACCATAGAACAGGTTGAAGATCCATTACTATATGACATATTATTTAAGCACTATGTTGAGTACAAATCTTTGGTTCGCATTGCAGATGAGATGGGTTATTCAGAGATTCACATTAAAAAAAAGCATTTAAAAGCCATAGCAGAAATAAAAAAGATAAAAGGTTTTGAAAGATGATACTAAAGTATACTGAATGATACCGTCAATATGTGTAAAATATAAAGTAGAGCATTGGATTAAAATATCCAGTGCTTTTTATTTTGCAGAAAGGATGGTTCGGCTTGTGAGAAATACAATGAATTTTGTAGATTTATGCCGAGGTGAGTTCGGGCGAAAAGTAGCCTACACAGGCGTTGACCGAATCACTCCACAAAATGTAGTAAAAGTAGTATCAGATACAATTGGCATACATAATAGAAACCGAACATTGATTGATTACTTGTATCGGTACATGAAAGGCGATCAGCCGATATTATACCGAAACAAAATAGTCCGACCAGAAGTTAATAACAGAGTGGTTGAAAATCACGCATTTGAAACTGTGAAGTTTAAAGCTGGACAGATTTGTGGAGAGCCAATCCAGTATGTATGCAAAAAGAAAAATGCGAACAAAAAAATAAATGAGCAAGTTGACCTTCTGAATGATTATTTGGATGAAGCCAATGCAGATGCAAGAAACATCCAAAGGGCAATATACCAGAGCGCAACAGGAACTTCCTATAAGGCTATTCTGAAAGAAGAGGATTGGACAAAAAACGGAGATTTACCACCGTTTAGAATCTTCATTCCGTATCCAGGTGATTGTTACATTGTATACTCACAGAGAAATGGGAAACCAATGCTTTCCGTGCAGATTTTAAAAGATGAAGATGAACAGCAATATTATTTATGCTATTCAAAGAACCAGTTTTTTGAAATCAAGAATGGAAAAGTAACCAACTACGGCATCAATGGTTTTGGCGGGATTCCTATCGTTGAATGTCCGAATAATCACGACAGACTTTCAGATGTTGAAATTGCAATCACCTTATTTGATGCAATTAATAAATATCAGTCTGATAGATTAAATGGCGTGGAACAGTTTGTGCAAGCCTTTATGAAGTTTAAAAATTGCGAGATAGATGAAAACGAGTTTTTGAAAATGGTAAAACTTGGTGCTATCTCTGTTAAAGATACTGGAAATGGCTGTCAGTCAGATGTTGAACTGATGACCGCTGAACTGAATCAATCAGAGAGCCAGGTTGCAAAGGACGATATCTACAATAATATGCTGATTGTGGAAGCAATGCCAAACCGCCAAAGCAATAGCGGAGGAGATACAGGAAATGCCGTATACCTTCGTAATGGATGGGACTTCGCAGAAAGAGATGCAAAATTGGTAGAAGCATTCACCAAGGAAGCTGAAAAGGAATCTGCTAGAATTATTCTGAATATTATCCGTGGTACATCAAATGATGTTAATATCTCAACGCGAGATTTCGATGTAAAGATAACCAGAAACCCGACAGACAATATGCTTGTAAAAGCACAGGCACTTGATTATCTGTTCAAAAATAAAATTCATCCGCTTATTGCACTGATTACTTGTGGGCTATTTAGTGATCCACAGAAAGTTTATGAAATGAGCCTTCCTTATCTCGGAACAATTTATACAGAACTGGCAGACCCAAAAGCAGAAGTGCAGAAAGCTCAACAATTACTGGATAAAAAATTTCAGAATCCAATCAATAAAGGCGTGATAGATAATGAATAAAGCCTTACAGTTTGATGAATTAAATGTTTTATCAGAGAACCGCAGAAGTGAACCGTACGAAGAATATTTCGATAAAATGTCCATTTCCGATAAGCAAAAAAGACTAAGAATAGCTTTTTCCAAACAGATGGAAGAAGTTATTCTTTTTTGTTTGTCACTGATAGAAACAATGATTGAAAATGAAGAAGTTGACCAGGAATATATAGAAGATGAGTTATCCGAACAATACCTTGCGATAGCAGCTATATATTTTGCTGCTGATGACTATATCACAGATTATGTTAGACAATTCTCACATGATGTTGTTCAATCCACATTTGATCACATTAAAGAAGAATATTTTCTTTCCAGAGACAGGGCAATGTTTATTTCTGAATGTGAAGCCAACACTTCGTTAAATTACAAGGAATACACGGATGCAATTAAATCTGGCAAGAAATATAAAACATGGAAAGACATAGGAGATAAAAGAGAGCGCAGAACACATCTTGAAGTTGGTGGAACGACAATTCCAATCAAGGAGTTGTTTGCAGTCGGTGACAGTTTAATGCTTTTTCCAAAAGATACTTCACACGGAGCTTTTAGCAAAGAAATTGTGAACTGTCGTTGCTCAATTCAATACAGTTAATTAGGGACGAGAAATCGTCTCTTTTTTATTACACAAAAATAAAATGCACCCCGATAGCGTGAACATGGGAGACACCTTATGTTGAGCGAACAACGTTAAAAAGCGTACTGGTGAAAGGAGATTTCAATGACAAGAGAAGATGTAAAAAAAATTTTTCCAGAAGCAACTGACGAGCAGATTACTTCATTTCTGAATCAGTCCAATTCTGATGTGGCCAGAGAAAAAGCGAAAGCCCAGAAGCTGAAAGAGGATGCAGAAAAAGCAGAAGCACTGGAAAAAGAGCTGGAAGAACTCAAACAGCAGAACATGACGGAATCCGAGAAAGCAGAACTGGAACGCCAGAAAGAAAAAGCGGCAAATGAAAAAAGAATTTCAGACCTTGAATCTGCACTTGCAACGTCCCAGAGAGAAGCCCTTGTAGGAAAGATTACTTCCATTTTTGCTAATGCAGGAATGAAAGGAGATGCTTACACCGGAGCGATCAAAGCTTTTTCCAACATGAATGCGGATGATGCTCTTAAAGAAGCACAGACTTTTGTTGATGGAATTTCCGCAGAAAATAAAACAGCACTTGATACCGCAAAAGCAGCTTGGGAGAAAGAAGCATTGGAAAATACTCCTAATCCAGGAGGCGGTAGCGGCGGCAAACCTACAGTGAAAAGTGATGCTGCTGAATTTGCAAAAGCTTACTCAGCAAAAATGAACCAGGAAACCAAATCAGCGGACGATAACGCCCCTGTAAATATTTAAGTAAAGGAGATATAAATAATGGCTTTTATGAAAACAGAGCAGTATGAGTCCACTCCAAATATTCTCGAATCTGAGGTTGGACTTGTACTTAAAACCTACACAGCAGACCAGACAAATGCTGAAACAGTTGGAAATAAGAAAATTATTAAAGCAGGTTCCGTATATCCAACAAATGCGACAGGTGCAATCGGCATTGCATTTGAAGATGTTGATATGACAGATGATGCTAAGAGACCAATTTCTGTGATTGTTGCAGGCCGTGTTCTCGAAAAGAGACTTCCAGTAACAGTTGACACTACTGCAAAAACAGAGCTTGAAAAAGCTGGAATTGTTTTTGTAGTCACAGAAGACCCAGTATTTTAAGGAGGTATGACAAATGCCATTTAATGTATTAGAAACAATCACAGAGGAAGAGAGACTTAATTTCTCCCAGAGTTTTGATGTAAAAAGACCCGGCATCCTCGGTACCATTTTCCCGGATACAAAAACCCAGTATCTGAAAGCAGAGTATTACAGACTTATGGCTGGACAGCGACTGCCAGAGGTAGCTTTTGTTCACGCACTTGATACCGAAGCAGAAATCGGTTCCAGACCTGGCTTTGAAAAGGTATTGACCGAGAAGCTTTTCATCAAGAGGAAAATCAATCAGTCTGAGAGATTACAGCAAGCTATTGAAAATGGTGTTCCAGATGACAATAATCTCAAAAAATTTGTATTTGACGATGCAGCCAATCTTTTTGAGGGCGTAGTCGCAAGGGCGAATGTAATGAAAGGCCAGTTCCTTTCCACTGGTATTGTAAAAATCAAGGAAAATCATGTGGATATGAGCATTGATTACGGCGTTACATCTGATGCAAAAGTAACACTTACTGATTGGTCTAAGCCAGACGCAGATATCATGGGCGATATCCAGAAGATGGTAGCCATTGCAGAAGATAACGGATATGTGGTAAACAAAGCTCTTACTTCTCTCAAGATGATTAATTACATGCGGAACAATACTGCAATGCAGACCGCAGTTCTTGGAGCTGCAAACAAACGTCTTCTGACAAAACAGGAGCTTACAAATCTGCTTATGCAGGAGTACGGATTCACAATTGATCGCTGTGATGAAAAATATCGTTACAGAAAAGCAGACGGAACTCTGAAAACAGGAAGATACTTCAAAGAAGATGTGTTTACTCTGTATGAAGCAAATGCAAATGGTTCCTTTGGTTCCGGTCTTTGGGGCGTAACACCAGAAGAGCTTGAATACAGACAGTTTATCCAAGAAGAGAATCGTTCCTTTGTTACTCTTTCCATGTGGGCTACACAAGATCCGGTTGCAGTATGGACAAAAGCATCCGGTATGTTCGTTCCTGTTGCACCAAAAGCAAACGGTGGTATCGTGATCGGTACCAAGGCGGGGGAATAACCGGGCATAGTCTCGATGAAAACAGCCAGTCACCATCTGTAGCGAGTGTTTATGATGAATCAACACATAAGTATACAGAAAGCGAGTTGTCTAATATGACTGTATCACAGTTGAGACAACTTGCTAGTGATAACGGCTATGCCCTGACAGCAACTAATAAGGCTGGAATAATATCAGAGATTTTATCTCAGCAAAGGTAGGTGATTAAATGGACGAACAGCTTATAGAGGACTTGACAAATTATCTTGAAGATGATGCAGAAACTGCGAGGATGATTCCTCTTTCAGCAAAGAGGGCTATTCGTTCATTTAAGAAGAAAAGGAATTATCCTTCATCTTACAGTGATGAGAAAATAAATTCCGATATGGAAAACTGCTATGATTGCATTTTTGATTTGGCTCTTTTCTTTCTGGTGAAACAGGGAGCTGAATTTCAAGGATCACATTCCGAATCTTCTGTAAACAGAAATTGGACTTCTGAAACTGAAATATATGTAAATCATGGTGTTTTTCCATTTATCGGATTCTAAGATGGTGTGTGCGTGATACGTCAATCCTCCCACGTATCGCAGGGGTGCTTCAAATTAGGTGGGTAGAAGCAATATCTAAAAAATGGGAGTGATGGAAAGGAATAGCGATGGGATGTGAACACGAGTGTATCAATGAACACCGCTTAAAAGAATTGGAAAGTGCCGTCCATGAGATGAAAGAAAAGCATTCCAAAAGGGATGAAGGCTTTTTTAATCGTATCAATGCGTTGGAACAGAAAATTGCTTTATACAACAACGATCTGGGACACATCAAAGATACAGTTGACGAAATGAACGACAATTTAAAATCACTCATGGAAAAGCCAGGAAAGTTACAGGACAAAATAATTGCTTATGTCATAACTGGCATAATTGGTATTGTTTTAGGATTTGCCCTAAAAGGCATTTTCCCGGTGTAAATATTGATTCCACTACAGGGAGGACAGTGGAATGGATGATTATAAAGACTTTTCGGAAGATGAAAGAATCTTCTATTTGCGTGAAGCTGGATTTGATTCCAGAGAAAAGGAGTTATTCCGATTGCGTGTTTATGAAGAAAAAACGCTTGCAGAAGCTTCAGAAATCATGGGGTACAGTACGAGAACCGTAGACCGCATAAACAGAAAATTAAAAAAGAAAATTATGAAAGTTGCCCCGATGTATTGTCGGGGCTTTTCTTTGTATTCATAGAAAATGGCGTATTTATGGCGTTATCATGGCGTGTTAATTAACCTCTTATTATTGTAAAATATAGTTATAAAAACAAGGGAGGTTTGAGATATGCAGTATGGTAATCCGTATTTTGCACAACCATTTCAACAAATACAACCGTATCAAGATAGATTAGCACAATTGCAGAATAGTTATCAGCAGGCAATGCCATACGGACAGGCACAGATTCAGCAACCAATACAACAAATGCCACAAGTACCACAAATCCCCATGTTGCAAGGACAGATGGTTGATGGCATTGATACTGTAAAGGCAAAAGATGTAGATATGTCCGGTAATCCTGTTTATTATCCAAAAACAGATGGAACAGAAATATATAGAAAACAATTACAGGCAGATGGAAGAAGTAGAATTTTTGTTTATCGACTTATAAATCCGGAAGAACAACAGCAACCAAAGGCAGAAGAAAAACCGATTGACATAGAAGCTATGTTTAATCAACTTCGGAACGATGTTTGTTCTGAGATTTCCGAAATAAAGAGTATGTTCCCGACACAAATGTCGGTAACACCGGAACCCAAGCAGAATGGAGGTAAACAGAGATGATGAATCCAATGCAACTTATGCAGATGATACGTGGTGGAGGGAATCCTCAACAAGCCATAATCAATATGATGAAACAACAGTCTGGAAATAATCCTGTAATTGACAATGCAATTAACATGATGGAAAAAGGTGATAATGCAGGAATTGAAAAACTTGCAAGAAATCTTTGTAAAGAAAGAAATATTAATCCAGACGATATACTGTCGCAGGTTAAGAACCAGTTTGGAATAAAATAAATTCGCTACAATAATTAAAAGAGCCGCGGTCTTTTGATTTTGTATAAATTACAAAAATCAATAAGGAGGTAATCGCTATGATGAATGGTGGATTATCAGCAAGCGATGTCGCTGTATTAAGCGGCTCTAATAACCGTGCAGATGAAGGCTATGGCTTTGGCGGTGGCTGGGCATGGTGGATTATAATATTGCTTATCTTTGGCTGGGGCGGTTTCGGCGGCTTTGGTGGCTGGGGTGGCAATGGTACAAATGGTTCCGGCTTCCAAGGATGGGCTACCCGTTCAGATATTAATGAGGAATTCGCCCTTAATGATATTCAGAATGGTATCAGAGGTATTCAGCAGGGTATCTGTGACAGCACATATTCTCTTAACAATACCATGCAGAGTGGCTTTAATGGTATGAATGTCGGAATGCTTCAAGGCTTCAACGGCGTTCAGCAGGCAATCAATGCTGATACTGTAGCCGGTATGCAGAATACCAACGCATTACAATCTCAGTTAGCAAACTGTTGCTGCGAAACAAGAGAAGCAATCCAAGGCATCAATTATAACCTTGCTACCAACACTTGTGCTCTCCAGAACACAATGAACAACAACACCAGAGACCTTCTGGAAAATCAGAACAGCAACACGAGAGCGCTGTTAGATTTCTTAACTCAGGATAAGATTGCAACATTACAGGCAGAGAATTCTGATCTGAAACGTGCTGCTTCCCAGGATCGCCAGTCTGCATTGCTTACAACTGCAATGGCTTCTCAGACACAGCAGTTAATCAATGCAATCAATCCTGCTCCGATTCCTGCATTCCAGGTTCCGGCTCCATATGCATACGCAGGATGCAATACATATGGTAACGGTTGTTGCTAAGTAACTCACCCTTAGAGGTTGACTAAATTCTAAGAGGTGGGTTGCGGCTCACCTCTTATTGATTGAGAGGTAAAAAATATGGCATGTAAGAATGTTTGTAAGCTTTGCAATCACCTTGTGCTGTCTACTGCAATTGCATTCACAGGTGGAAATCTTGTGGTTACTATCCCGGAAGGAAGCTACAACAATGGAGAAAAATACTGCATTGTTTTAGCACAGTCTATTCCAAATGCAACCACAATTACTGCCCCAGTTATGATTCAGATAGGAACAGGAACAACATTGTATCCGCTAGAGAATCGTTGCTGTGCACAGGTAACAGCATGTGGCGTAAGAACCAGAACAAAATATGCAACCAGAGTTACAACAAGTGCTACTGGTGGAGCGTTCAAAATGTTAGGAAATCCGGCATGTAGTCCGAACAATAATCTGACTGCAATCAATGGTACAGCCCCAGCAGCAGATACACCTGTTACGCAGGCTGTTAGAAAGGGGGCACTGTAATGCATAAAGTTGCAATGGAAATGGGAAAATGGGCTATGGAAAAAGCCAAGACACATGGCTTTGATAATCTCAGTGCTCAAGACTGGGACGATCTGAAAGACTGCATGGAATCCGTAAAGTGCGCGATTTGTGCAGATAAAGATTACAGAATCGTAGAAGCTATGGACGAATGCGAACAGGAAGAAAAGTATCTTGGACGCATGGGATATGACCGTTACCGCTATTCTAATGGGCGTTTCGCTCCAAAAGGTAGGGGAACCAGAAAAGGCTATAGACCATATCTGTATATGCAGGATGATGACTGGATGGATGAGTATTTAAACAATCCAGAATTTGAGCGCAACATGTACCGAATGGGTTATCATCCAGACCGTAGTGATATGGAAATGGGTGACATGAATCGGAAGAAATCCAGATATGGCGAATCCTATGATAGATATGATGAGAATCGTAGGCACTATCATGATTCCAAAGACACAGAATCCAAAAGAAAAATGGATGATTCCATGAAGGAGTACACATCTGACATTATCCGTAATCTCACGGAAATGTGGTCTGATGCAGATGCAACGCTCAGACAGCAGATGAAAACTGACCTGAGCCGTTTGGTTCAGCAGATGACATGATTACAATATTGATTAAGCCCTTGTTGCAGTAGTGCGGCAGGGGCTTTTTAGTTGAGAAAAGGATGGTGATAAGCCATGCTAAGGCAATTTTACATGAACGGTGACCTATGGAGAGTACAGTTTGTATCCCCACACGATAACGTATTAATTGACCGCACTGGAAATAGAACACTTGCTGTATCTGATTACTCCACAATGACAATTTCGATTGCGAACAACCTACATGGAGAACTTCTAAACCGTGTATTTATCCATGAGTTAGGACATTGTGTAATGTTCAGCTATGGTCTATTACCAGAGCTCCACCGCATGGTCAAGAAACGATATTGGGTTGACGCAGAGGAATTTATATGCAATATTCTGGCAGACTACAGCCATTTCGTGATTGGCACAGCCAGAGATATTTTGGGAAACCAATTCACATATGTAGCCCCTGTTGGAGCAGAAAGGATGACTGCATGAGAGTATTAAGATTTATTGTAAATAATCAAAGAATTTATCCAGATCCCAAGTGTGATTTCTCTGGACTGGTAAAGGGCACGACTGGATATCTTAAAGCATTGTTTATCTTTTCACCAGAGTGGAACGGATGTAAAACAGCTGCTTCATTTTGGAGAATGGAAAGAGAATACCCAGTAATACTGAAAAACAATCAATGTGAAATTCCGCCAGAAGCCCTTACTTGGGATTATTTTTCTGTATCTGTCACTGGCGTAAAAGATAACGGAAAATACATTATAACTACTGGTAAAACCAAAGTATCACAAAGGGGGTAGAACATGGCAACAGCACTTGATTTACTTATGAGCACAAAAGAAGATGTTAATTTGCTTTCTGAAGAATCCGATATATGCACAATTGACGCTAAGACAAGGGTTATTTTTGTGCCCTCTACAATCGTAGTTGGTGGGGTGCAATCTGACAAGAATGCAGAACGTATTAAATTTTCATGTCCCAAAATTGTAGGAGATAATCTTGATTTATCCAAATTTTCAGTCAGAATTAACTTTGAAAACGTAAGCAGTGTGGATTTTAATGTTTCTATCAAAGACCAATACATTTGTGATGATGTAGCTGTAGATGGCGAAAATGTAACTTTTTCTTGGCTGATTGGAAGAAATGCAGCAAGGTATATGGGAACGGTACGTTTTATTGTTTGCGCTGTTAAAACGGATTCCGATTCAAATATTAGTGTTGAATGGAATACCACAATAGCGGAAGTACCAGTGCTAGAGGGTATCGAGATTGATCAACCACAGATAGGAAAGGAAGAAAAAGATGTTATAAATCAGCTTTTGGAGCTTACTAAAAACACATCTTCGGAAGCTGTTCAAAATGTAAATTCCGCAAAAGAACAAGCTATTAAGGACATCCAGAGTGTATCACAGCCAGACACTACATTGACTATAGAAGGTGGGCTTGCAGAAGCAAAAGCAACTGGAGAAGCTATTGGTTCGATAAAGGAAGATTTGAGTAGCTATTATCCAAAGAAACAAGGCGCGTTCAAATGCATAAATATGGTTTCAAATTTGCCTGATGAAGTAATTATGCCATCTGGAATTGAAAAAAATATTTTGGATGGTGTATGTGCTATCAATGGTACATCTACAATTGATTATCCAAATCTCATTATCAAAAAATCTATATTAGCAAACCATGTATATTTGTTCTCTGTAAAGATGAAAGAGAATGAAAATACCGTTCAAACATGTTCTCTTATAACAAGAATTGGAACGAAACCTATTACACGAAACACATTAGGTGAATATCCCACACAGCTTTTTGAGTATAAAAACTATCCTGGGTACACTACTTTTTGTGCACTCTTCTCACACAATTCAGATGCGGATGTCGATTTCTCAATTTCGTTTGATCTTACAAAAACTAGCAAAAAAGTAGCTATTTCTGCAAAGGATATCATCATTACGGATGTAACAGGATTGTCAGATACACAAATAATAGAAATTGTAGAAGCTGGAATGAAAGATGATGTGTATTATAATCCCGGTAAAAATGTTGCAGATGCTTTGTCTAATCAAGCAAAGGAAGATATCACAGTTGAAACAATAAAGAGAATGTATCCAAATCCAAACGGATATTGGCATGGAAAGAAATGCTTGGTTATTGGAGATAGCACATCTGCCACTGAACAATGGCAAAAAAAACTTTCCGAAAATCTCGGTATGAGTGTAACAACTCACGCAAAAGCTGGAATTGGATTTTTGCAGATGGTGGTTGGTAGTCTTGGGTACGAAGGCAATTATGATAACGAAACAGGAAACACTGGCGTTTTACAACCATTAAAAGCAATTGATGTGTATGACAAAGATTTAATCATTATTTTTGGCGGATTTAACAACAGGGGTACTAAACTCGGTGAAATCACTGATTTATACAAAACTGATGGAACAGGACAAAATACCGTGACTGGACAACTGCAATTCGTGCTTAATTGGATATATGATTTACTGAAAGGAAATGAATCTTATGCTCAAAATTTAAAGTGTAAAATCGTCCTTGTAACACCGTATTGCTGCGGAAAATACAGTTATGTCGACTATGACGGTTATGGTGGTGACAGTTGGGCGGGTTATACATTGCGTGAAATGTGCGACAGAATTGTTGAAATTGCTGCGTTAAACAACTGTTCTAGTTATAATGCGTGGGAAAACAGTGGAATTGGTCGTCATACATGGACAATTTATTCCGCATCTCCTACCGCAACGAAAGAAGCGGGAAGTGATGCTGCACCGTATCCTACAAATGCAGACCAACTACACCTCAACAATTCCATAGGATATCCACATTTAGGGGATTGTATTTCTGCTTTTGTGAACGGAATTGTTTAATTAACTCAAGAGGACTTTAGTTAAGCAACCAAATTTAAGAAAGAGAGGAAATATGAGAGGATTAGTCCGTCAAAAGCAAAAAGTATATTGGTCACGAATTACTGAAAAAACACAAGGATTAGACCGTATTAAAGTTTATGAGAAACCAGTTTTATACTCTTTTTCTGTATCATCTACAGCCGGAACACCAGAAGAAATTGCAGCCGGAATAGTGCCAGATTATGACAGGTACATTACAAGCTTTAATCGAAATTTCCATCCACAGGAAGCAGATATATTTTGGATAGACAGAATCCCACAAATAAGTGAGGATGGAAGCCTTATTTTGGATGAAAATAGAGAGCCCACAGTATTGCCAGACTACACACTAAAGAAGATTTTAGACACACAAAAAGGCAATATTGCCAGATACGGAATTTCTAAGAAGGGAAACGAAGATGGGTAAGAAAATAAAGTGTACCTTATCACAGAAATCAATCCAAAAAGCTATTGATGAAATAAAAAAATATCAAAAAACTTTAAGGAATAAAAATGAAATCTTCATAAAAAGATTATGTGAATTAGGGATTCCAGTTATTGACCAAAATATTTTGGCAGCACAAGGCGATTCTGATAAGAACCACAATACTTACATCAAAATTAACAGTTTTGGGGACTATGCAGAAGCCCATTTAATATGCGAAGGCAAAAGCATTTTATTCATTGAATTCGGCGCTGGTATTTACCACAATGGTGCAGCCGGTTCTAGCCCACATCCAAAAGGAGAAGAATTTGGTTATACAATCGGTTCTTACGGACAAGGAAAAGGAAAAAACGATTCCTGGGTATATGTTTCTGATTCTGGCGAATGGGTACGTTCTTACGGTACAGAAGCCACAATGCCAATGTATAAGGCAAGCGTAGAAATCATTCAGAATATCCGCAAAATTGCTAAAGAGGTGTTCTCTTCTTAAAGATGATACCAAAGTATACTGAATGATACCAACCAATTATGTTATGATTACAGTGTTAAATTGTAGCAAGATATGCAATGCGTTCACTATGAAGGTGGGCGCATTTTTTATTGTGAGGTGACAGATATGCCAGACACAATAGAATCCCCTGTATTAGAAGTTTTTTCAAGGTGGGGAGCGGCTGTTTCTAAGATTACTGGCGCAGACAATTACTCCATGGATGGGAGCGAGACAAATGCTTCTGGCAAAAAAGCATATGCACAGCTTTATATGCTCGGAAATCCAATTACGAGAGGTGACCTTGAAGGGGATGAATGCGCAACAATGCCATCGTTTCAAGTAAATTGCTTCACATCTGGGAGTAAAGCATTAACCAGATTGTATGAATTGGACAAGATAAGTCACAAAGCTATGGTGAACATGGGATTCCGTCGTACATATGGCCCGGAACCTATGTTTTTTGGTGACAGTGGAATCAAAAAGCTTGTTAGCCGATACAGCCGAATATATACAGGAAAATTACTTTAAACCAATGAACGCATAGACGTTCTTTTTTTATGCTTAAAACGAAAGCGAGGTGAGATTATGGATCAGATTTTAAGTTATGTAAAGCCAGAATTACTTATTGTCGTTGTAGTTCTTTATTTTATCGGGGTAATGATTAAAAAATCAGAAAATATTTCTGACAAATTTATTCCGATGATTTTAGGAATTCTCGGCATGTTAATTTGCGGTCTTTACGTTTTTGCAACATCTACGGTTTCCGGTTCACAGGAAGCTGCAATGGCGCTGTTTACTGCAATTACACAAGGAATTATCGTTGCTGGATTAAGCACTTATGTAAATCAGCTTATTAAGCAGTCTGGAAAAGAAGAGTAGAAAGGCGGTGATCCGCTATCTCCCGGCACAGGGTTACGTGCAAGAGAGTCATAGAGCCAGTTTATAGTTTGATAGAAAGAAAAGGAGATATAGCAATGGCAGAAAAAGGCAATATTGCTGGTGTATCTACAGTTGGTTCTCTTACTGGATATGCCGTTGAAACAGTGGCTGGTACTAAGCCTACAAAATTTATAATGCTTCACAGAATCAACGCTTCTGACGAAATTACCATTGATGTAGAGACGATTGATGCGTCTGCACTGGAAGACGAAATTGAAAGAACAATTGCTGGACGTGGTTCTACAGGTGGAACATTCAATGTAACAGTAAACGTTACAGACGAAACAATTGATGAGTGGGAAAAACTTATTGCTGCATACAAAACTGGAAAGGCATCTGGCTTATCAATGTGGTATGAAGAGTATTTCCCTTCTCTTCAAAAGGCATTTTTTACCAAAATTGAGCCACCAACAAAGATTCCAAAACCAGCCAGAGACCAGAACGGACTTCTTACAGTTTCCATGTCTCTGACTATCAATGAGTATGTTGGTGCTGATACCGCGATCAAGCCAACAGAGGAAGAGTAATTATTATTGGGAGGATAGGCCATGTATAAAACATTAACTATTGGTGGAAATGACTATAAACTAGAATACACAATTGAGGCATCTCTATATGCTGATTGTGTTAAGGGAACAGCTGAATTATTTTCTTCACTCGCACTGGCATCTGATGAAAAAGATATTTCTAAAATTATAGCCGGAGTTTCCAATATTCCACAGACTACACTTACAGTATTTTATGCCGGACTCATGGAACATCACGGAGATCATCCAGATGGAGATGGGAAAGTTCCGAACATTGCGGCAGCTAAAAGACTTCTTGCAAGTTATCTTCGCGAACATTCTGGTGATGAAACTGGAAATTTCTACGGAGTTCTTGAACTTTGCATTGAACAGATGGAGGAAGATGATTTTTTCAATCTGACCGGAATCGGTGCATTTCTGGACGAAGTGTTCAAGAGTTCCAAAACAAAGAAGAAATCAGTAAATCCGCAGAAAAAAGCTACCGAGAAGTAATTTGGGGTGAACTTTATCCAGAAGCTGTAAGAATTGGCATGAGTAAACGTGATTTTTTGCATTGCACCATAAAAGAGTTTCAACTTCGATTAAAAGCTTGGAGAAACCAAAAAGAAGATGAAATTAATCAGAAGAGCAAATTGATTGATTATCAATCCTGGGTTTCTGGTGCGTATGTTCAAATTGCTATAGCAAGTGCACTTTCTTCCAAGGTTTCATACCCCAAAAAGCCATTTGGAAGTGATGATAAAAAAGAATTGCTTCCAGAAAAGATTTATGATGAAAAAACAGAAGAGGAATTAAAGCAAGAAGAAAGATACTTTGAGCTTCTTGTAAAACAAGCAAATGCGAAACTTGACGAGATAGGTAACGAAGAGGGCAGGCAGGATGATTAGTCTTGTCTGCCCTTTATTTTTTTATGCAAAAAGGAGGGAAATTGAAAATGGCGGATAACACCATTGATACCCTTGATTTACAGGTTAGAAGTAGTACGGCAAAAGCTGTTCGGTCACTTGAGAACTTATCAAGAAAACTTTTGAACGTAAACAGTTCATTTAAGAATCTGAATACAGGTGGATTGCACCATTATGCCAGAGAAATAGGAAGAGTATCTGCATCCATAAAAACATTAAATGGTGTTAGAGTTTCATTACCTAATCTTGGTGGTCTTACAAAGCAACTTACCAACATATCACGTGTAAATTTTTCAGAATTGGATGGAAGCGGGAAATCACTTAAAGATTTTGCGTCTGGTTTATTGTCTATCAGCGGTTTACAGAATATTTCTGTACCCAAAATAGATACTAAAAATATTAATTCAGTAACAAAAGCTATTGAAAAGCTTGGAAAAGTTGATTCTTCAAATGCACAGCAAACAATTAACAGTATACAGAAAGTGGCACACTCTATGTCTGTTCTTAATACTGTTGATTTTAGTGGTTCAAAAGTAATCCAAGGAATTAATGCAGTCAAAAGGCTAATGGAAGTCAAAACGGATAATTTTGACACAACCACTTTGGATAAAATTGCAAATTCCATGAAAAGCTTTTCTGATCTCCCAGATGTATCTTCCAGCACCAACCGTTTTGTTTCTTCTTTACAGAAACTTGTAAATGCTGGTGATAAGGCAAAACAGGTAGAAGTTGCACTTCCTGGGCTTGGAAAACAATTAAAATCTGTGATAAAAACGCTGTCCAGAGTGGGGGATGTTTCCGAACCAACTAACTTATTTGTACAGTCAATCGGAAGATTAGCAAGTGCCGGAAACAAAACAAGTCAGACAGCAGGACAGTTACAGACTTTAGCACAAGAAACAAAGAAATTTTTCAAAGTGATGGAAAACGCTCCAAAAATCAGCGAGAACACTATCCGCATGACAGAAGCGTTAGCACAGCTGGCAAGTGCTGGCGGTAAGGTAAATACTGCAACCAATTCCATATCCAGTGCATTTTCTAAGTTATCATCTGGCACATTAAGTCTTGGGAACCTTGTAATCAAAACTGCTTCAAAGATTGGCAGTGGTATAAAAACTATTATTGGATGGTTTCAACGCCTTGGAAACGGTAGCTCTGGGTTGAAAACTGCTTCATTTAATCTGGGCGCACTTTTTAAAACTGCTGTTGGATTTAAGGCAATCCAGGGAATCATTGACTTTGGAAGAAGTGCGGTTAATTTAGGATCTCAAATTACAGAGGTCGAAAACGTTGTAGATGTTGCATTTGGAAGCATGTCTGATAAAGCTTATCAATTTGCATCCACAGCAAAAGAACAATTTGGATTATCAGAATTGGCGGCAAAGCAATATTCTGGGACCATGATGGCAATGATGAAATCATCTGGTGTTGCGCAAGATGCAGCTTCTAAAATGTCAATTTCTCTTGCTGGATTAGCCGGGGATATTGCATCATTTTACAACATTGATACAGATACTGCTTTTCAGAAAATACGCTCTGGAATTTCCGGGGAAATTGAGCCTTTAAGACAATTGGGTATTAATTTATCCGTTGCAAATATGGAGGCTTATGCTCTTTCAAGGGGAATTACAACATCTTATAATGCAATGTCCCAAGCTGAAAAAGTTGCTCTTCGATATAACTATTTAATGTCAGCCACAGGCGATGTGCAAGGAGATTTCGCCAGGACATCTGGCACCTGGGCGAACCAGGTTCGTTTACTCACTCTGAACTTCCAGTCGCTTTCCGCAGTAATCGGGCAAGGTTTGATTGCTGGCATTCTTCCTGCTATTCAAGCTCTCAATGCGCTTATGTCAAAGCTTATGCAGGCTGCAAATGTATTCCGCAACTTTATGTATGTTTTGATGGGAAAGAAGCTTAAAGGTTCACAGACTGGTGTTAGTGATGTTGTATCTGATCTGGGTGGAATTGAAACGGCTGTGGATGATGCTTCTTCTGGATTGGATGACGCTACATCATCTGCAAAGAAGCTGAAAAAGGCACTTTCTGTATTACCATTCGACCAATTAAATCAGCTTGCTGATAATTCCGATAATTCTGGAACTGCATCTAAAAGTCTTGGTTCTGGGCTTGGAGATTTGGCAGATAGTTTTGCTGGAATACAAGATTCACTGGATGAAGTTTTGACTGTTGATGAAACACCAATTAATAAATGGGCTTCCAAAATTAGAAAAGCATTCCTGGCGAAAGACTGGGAGGGTGTAGGAACTACTATTGCCGATATGCTTAATCTCGGAATGACCAAGGTGTATGAGGTTATTAACTGGAAAAATGTTGCCCCGAAAATAACTGAGTTTACAGACGCATTTACAAGAGCATTCAATTCATTAAATACCAGACTTGATTTTGACTTGCTTGGAAGAACTATCGGGACGGGAATCAACACAGCTGTAAATACTCTTAATCAGCTTATTGGTGATGGCGGTATTGATTTTGGATTAATCGGCAGAAATATTGGTGATGGGTTAATCGGCGCACTGGATGAAATAAACTGGACTAATCTGGGTGAATTGCTTGGAAATAAGTTTATGATTTCCTGGAAAATGCTATCTGGATTTGTAAAACGTATGTCAGAAGAGGACGGCGCTGGTGTAACTGGTTGGGATAAGCTTGGTAGTTCACTTGGAAAAGCTTTAAATGGCGCTGTGTCCAAAATTTCCATGAAGGATATTGCAGATTCTTTATCTGGAATTTTAAATGGGGCGTTTAGAAGCTTGGCTGCGTTTACCAAAACTGTAAACTGGGATGAACTTACTAATAATATCACAGAGGGAATTTCTACTTTCTTGAAAAAAACAAACTGGAAAGAAAATGGACAAGCACTTGGAGATTTCATATCTCACCTGTGTACGGCGTTGAAAAATACGCTTACAAAAGACACTTTCTATGAATTTGGACAAGGTGTTGGAACATTCCTTGGCGAATTACCATGGGGTGAAATACTTAGTACTGCGGCTGATTTGTTATTGACTGGTCTTACCAGCGCATTAAACGGATTGTTTGATGGATTAGAGGAAAAACACCCGATAGCCGGACATATTGCAGAATGGCTTACAAAAGCGTTTATTGCAGTAAAAATAGCAAATATTACAGGTATTGGAACTCTTGTTGGTTCACTTGTGGGACATATTGCAGGCAAAATAGCTGAAAAGAAAAATGCAGAACTAATTGCAGATAAACTTGCGGATGTGATAGGAAATGGTACAAGTGCGGCAAGTGAAGCAATAAAGGGAGTTGGAGATGCAGCGGAAACAGCTTCAACAGGCGGACTTAAAACGTTTTCTTCAACACTTGGTGCTATATTTGGAACCGCTGGGATTGTATTTGTTGCAACGGCATTATCTGTTAAACTTGCTAAAGGAATTGCAAGTATTACAGAAGCTGCGCAAGGTGGAAATGGTATTCTCACACAAACAGGTGGTTATCTCCATGATTATACAGGCGAGATGGAAAGCGCGCATAAAATAACACAAGACCAAGCAGAAGAGCTCTGGAAGTTAATTGAAGCAGATGAAAGTGCTGGAAAATCAAATTCTGAAATGTACGATAGTTTCATTCAGAAACTTGGAGAATTTGGCGTATCAACCGAAGATGCAAGAAAAATTCTCGAAAAATACGGCGCACAGGCGGGTGTATCAACTGGATTTTTGGAAGATATGACTGATAAAGCCGTAGCCCTTGGAGATGGTGTATCTGAATCAGCTGGAAAATTTGACACAACCAAAATCAGTATATCTGATTTGAAAGACGAACTTTATCTTTTAAGTCTTAGTTCCGAGCAATTTAGTGGAGACTACTTAACTGCTAAAGATGCTCTTGATAGTGCAATATCTGGAAGAACATATGCTAATACAGAAGAAGCACTAGACGCAGTTTATACGTCATTAAAAAATGCTGGCGTTCCGTTAGATGAATTAGACGAAAAACTTAGAAAAGATTTTCCGAATGCAGTTGTCACAATGGAAACAAGTGCAAAGAATTCTTTCGATGGAATGAATACATCTGTGAAAACAGCAGTGGGAGGTATTACTACCGCTGTTGCAAATGCTTCTAGCTCCGTATCATCCAAGACAAAAACTGGTTTTGGTCTCGCCAATACCGCCGTAAGCACGGCAATGGCTGGGATGAAAAAAAGCACAGAAAGCACAATGCCTTCTATTTGGTCGAAGATAAAGAACACGAATGATGATGTTGAAACCAACTCTAAAACAAACTGGGGAAATTCCGCAAGTGCTGTATCGACAGCCCTCGGAACCATGGACACTGATACAAAAGATGTAATGGGTAAGGTTATGACAACCATCCAAAGTTATTGGTCTTCTGTCCTTATCAATACAAACCAGATTTGGGAAAAGGCTTCTGGAAAAGTTGACACGGAAACTGGCAAAATGCTTACTTATGCCGAAAATAATATGTCGTCTGTTGCAAGAGTTTTTTCTTCAATCAGAAAAACTATTAATGGAAATTTTTCGGGACTCTATTCTGTTGGGCTAAATGCGATGAATGATTTTAAACGTGGAATAGAATCTGTTCATATAAAAACGCCACATTTGCAAATGAATTATACTAACTGGCAAGAGGGTAATACCCACAAATGGAGATGGAACTCTAGTGTTGATTGGTACGCGAAAGGTGGTCTTTTCAATGGTGCACAGGTAATCGGCATCGGTGAAGCCGGTTCCGAAGCCGTTCTTCCTCTGGAAAATCCACGAACCATGAAGAAGATCGCAGACAGCATTGTTTCTAGTTCGGACGGAAGCATGGGACTTACAAAAGAAGAAATGACAAAAGCAGTAGCGCAGGGCGTTGCAATGGCAATGAGTATGAACAGCGGAAACAAGAATCCGCAGTACATTATGAACAGCATTATTCTGGATGGAAGCGAGATTGCGAAAGCTGTAACAAAAGCCCAAAATGATACAGATAGCCGTTTCAAACCGTCCCCGGCATATTGATTTTTGACTGATTGTGTGGTATAATTTCTTCAATGAAGAAGTACACACGGTCTTGATTTTTTGAGCCGCTAAGAAGAAATTAACATTTCTCAATTTTGAGGAATTTTTATCTTACTTGGCGGCTCTTTTTTATTTTGGGGAGGAAAACAACTTGATGGAAAATTTTAAAAAGATTTACGTTTTTAAACATGAAGAAAAATATAAAATAGGGACAAGCCAATGCGTTGAAAAAAGGCTTGCACAAGTATCATGTGGTCTCCCTTTCTCAAAAATAATTTATGAAAGCAATTATTTAAAAAATCCATATTTTGTAGAAAATAAGCTTCATAAGTTGTTCCAGAAATACAGAATTGGTGGAGAGTGGTTTTCTTTTGTTGATTTGAATTTAATTGATGAAACCATACATAAGATAGGCGAATATATTTCCGAAGAAGAAATGCGTTCAATCAAAAAAGAATATGCTAATTCTGTAAAAGAAAGAGTATTGGAAATTTCCCAAAAAATTTTGGGCTTAACTAATTCGTCTGTTGAAGAATATATAAGATTATCAAATGAGAATAAAGAAATTGAAAAATTCACCAATGCCGTAAAAGGTCTTGACGAGCCAAATATTTATTCTGACTTGATATACCAAATTGTATTAGGTGGAAACACGGAAAACCTTGTAAAAAAATACAAACCAAAGAAATTTACAAGTTTTAGATTTTATTTATCTGATGAGCAAAATTTAAAAATAAAACAATTAACTGAAATTGCTGGCGCATTAATATGTAATGGATGGAATTATGAAGAAATAGAAGATTTTCTTAATAAAATTGCCGCATGATTTTGAATTTTTAGACAGCCCGCATTTAAAATGAGGTCTGGAAAGGTTCGATTTAAAATGGAACCTTTTTCACAGGGAGGAATATCATGTCATATAAAAATTACATCTTAATCCAAAAGCATTTATTCCGCAGCGAATACATTTTCGCAGATACAGAAGAGTATCTGGCAGACCAACTTTTTAAGAATGAGAAAATCAGAGTGAATTTCGGAAAAGAATATGGACACACAGAAGAGAAGTATCTTCTTGTTTCCTGTAAAATCTGGAACAAAGATCAAGGCAAATTTTTTAAAGCCATGGAAAAGCTGAGAAATAAAATGCCACTGGTCGGGAATACCGACTATGAGGAATTTTGCAAAGAAACATTCAAAATGTTTGATTAATTAATTCGGTAAAACCAGTGGGCTAGGTTGGCCGCCGAAAAGCGTAAACCTTGATACGCCTGTCCACTGTTTTTATAAATCAAGGATTCTGGCACAATACGGAGAGTGCCTACGACCAACAAGGAGGTTATCTAATATGAAAGGTAAATTATCAGATCTTTTTTTATCCAGCAAAGAAAGCGTTATCATCAAACCAGATTTAGCAGTAAAATTAGGGCTAAATGAAGCCATTGTTTTACGCCAAATTTATTACTGGCTTGAAATAAATGAAAAATTGCAAAGAAATTATTATGATGGAAGATATTGGACTTTTAACACGATGGAAGAATGGCAAAAGAATAATTTCCCATGGTGGTCTACAAAAACTATAGAAAGAGCTTTTAAAAGTTTAATTTCTTCCGGAATTGTTATCACTGGAAATTATAATAAAGACCAAAGAGACCGTACAAAATGGTATTCCATCAATGAAGATGTTCTTGAAAATATATTAAATGGTATAGTAAAGGAGAACCCAAAGACAAATAGCCAATGTGCATCTGGACAGAATGACGAAAGGCATAGACAAAATGACGAAATGCACAAAGACAGTTCGGGGGAAGCATTACCAGAGAATACTTTCAAAGATTATCATTCAGAAACTACTATACCAGATACTACATCTCCTACGGAGTTAAAAGAAGAAAAGAAAAATGCATACCACTCTAACGAGTGGTTCAATTCTCAACATATCAAAAATATGTTGACTGAGGATAACATCCAGTATATTCCAATAGACCGTAAATCTTTTAACTGGTCTGCATTCAAGAACCAGGTTTCAGTACGGCTTGAAGAATTGGGATATACGACAAGCCCATATACAACCAACCGCTTCCTGGTAGTATCGAAGTATTTCTTCAAGAGGTACGAAGAACGAACCAGAAAACCACACACAAAAATCAATCAAGACGCTTTGGATAATATCCTGGACAAGTTTGGATTCGGGCCAAATCCAGATTACTTCCAGAATGTTGAGATTGAAACATATATGAAAGTGATTGATGAATACTTTGGCACTTCATTTAGTGAGTACACGGATCACCATTATTCGCATTTCATGTCTGGCTACATACGGAAAAATTTGTTAATGAAAATTGAGGACAGGGAGGACACACTATGATATTTTGGCTATCAATAATCATTTTTGCAGTCGGCGTTGTTATTCTGATTGCAAATAGAATAGGAGAATCTTTAAGCTACGAATATGAGTATTCGAATGTGAGCGCAACCGTGCTTGTTTTGGGCGTAGCAGTGGCTTTTATCGGTGCGGTATATCTTTTGATCGCTGGATTGCTTTTAGCAATAAGCCAGACTACGGTTACCGCCACCAGACAGGCAAATGCAGAGAAATACAAAGCATTGACTTACAAACTGGAAAGTGAAGCTTGCCGAGATCAATTCGGACTTCTCAACAAAGAAATTATTGACGAGGTACAAAGATGGAATGTAAATGTAACTTACTACAAAGCAATGGAAGATAACTTCTGGGTTGGAATTTATTATCCAGATGTGTACGGTGATCTTGGAACGATTGATTATGAGACATATGAGGGTAATTAATTGACATGATAAAATAATCAAATCCGTTTCAAAAACCTCTCATCCGATAAAATATAGGCACAAGCCAAGAAAATTGAAATTTGAGCAAAGAAATAAACTAATTGTGGAGGATTAAAACATATGAGCCAAATAGGAACAGAACTTCCAACAGAATATTCAGACCGTTTCGATAAATTACGACAGAACAGGGTTGAGGTAAGCTTTTACAAATATGGCACAGCAAAGGATAACTTCGGGGAGAAGTTGGTAAACGCCTTGGAATCCCACGATATGTGCATCAAAAAGTATCGCGAGACAGGGAACACAGAATATCTTTGCGATGCAGCTAATTATTTGATGTTTGAATTTATGTACCCTCAGATTACAGGTGCATACTTTAAGGCAACAGACAGCGGAGAAAGTGCCGGGGTTGCCGGAACACCGATTAATCAGCTAAAGGAGAAGTGGTATTGATGGACTTTAAGCAGACTTACTTTTCAATCTGGCAGGAAATATGGAATCTCCACAAGAAGTATGCCTTTATCTCAAAGGATGATATTCCACAGTGGGAAAATCTCACCGTGGAAGCAAGCCGGATTCACGATAAATACTCCGATTCGGTTGGCGCAAAATTTGCCGAAGCTCTTTTGTTTGCCGTAACTGCGGAAATTGATAGAAAAGCGAAATAAGGCTTTCAGAATGCGTCCAAAGGTGGTACAATATGGGTATCAATTATTGGGAGGTATGAGTGTATGAAGAAAGTGAAAAGAGTTATTGTTGCGGCAACTGCAATAATATGTGAGTGTTTTTCACCTATCGCAGTAAAAGCAAGTATTGATGATGTAAATACATTTTTACAACAGTATGAAAATGATGATAATGCATTTTATACAGAAGAATACAGCGGAAAAGATTCGGAAGGGACGGAATATAAAACACTTATCGTCAGAACTGATTTATTTAAAGTAAATGTCAGCTTTATGGATATGGATGAAATTTTTGCGAATATGTCCTCACAGGAATGGTTTGACTATACCACTATTTGTAGCATAGGTATTAGTTCAAATGTTGGTTCTTTATTGTCAACTAATGTCTATGATACAAAAAGTGGAACGAAAATAAATAGCTTAAGCGATCATCCTTTATCAATGAGATTTCCTTGGATAATAAAAACCGAAAACGAACTTTCTGATGAAGAACGAACTTTCCTTATGAGGATAACGCAAGAAATATTACAAAGCGAGTTGGATAAATCCATTTCATTGAATATTGGAACTGAAAATGAGAGTAAATGCACATTCAAAGCTTGCAATGGCTTAGCAGAAGTCAGCGGAGAATACGAATTGAATAACGTATCATATAAATTTATAACTCAGTTTACTTACGAAACAGAAGATAACCAGGATGGAACATACGAAGAGTTATATACAGGCGCAAATGATATAGATATATTTGGAACAAAAGTAATGTTTGAACATAGAACATACGATAAGTAAAAAAAAAATCGGCTAGGGATTTCTCCCTAGCCTTTATCTTAATTCATCCAACTATATGTATATGAGTTGTTTACATATATTTCAAATCTATCTGGTGTTATTGTGTCATAATTTCTATCATGAGGAAAACTAAATTCAAGATAAGCAGTTGAACCAGGATTTTCTACACGAGCATAATTATAATCATATCCGACAATTCTTCCACCCTTATAAAATACAACAGCGATTTGAGTAGAATAATTTTTTCTTCCTTGATTTTTTACTTCAACCATTACATTTTTATCACCAAAATTTGAAGAATAATGAATGCCAGAATTATTTGTTATTGTATTTGTTGCTTTTTCAATTTTTAAATTTATTTTAAAAGAGTCCCAAGTCTTGTCATAGTCCCAACCTTGAAGCGCACATTTTGAATGCGCCGCAAATGCAAAGTTACGTGATTTTTCGGTACCAACCATTCTTCCGTTTAAATAATATACAAACTCAACCGTTAAATCTACAATATAATCATAATGGTTTTCAAGAATTGCCACGGCTCCATACGGTGTAGATTCTGCATGATACGTTACGACATTCTTTTTACCACTGGTGTTAGTGTTTGTATTGCTATTAAATCCACCATTGCCGTTAGAAGCATTTTTCACAGTAACTTTACATGTATATTTCTTTTTACCAATCTTTGCAGTAATTGTAGCGGAACCTTTCTTTTTCGCCTTTACACGTCCCTTGGAAGATACCGTTGCCACAGACTTCTTGCTACTTGTCCATTTTACTTTTCCTTTTGTTCCAGTTACTTTTAATTGTAATGTCTGACCGACTTTCAAAGTGGCTTTTTTCTTGTTGATTTTACCAGCCGCCGATACTGGAACTGCCATACAGACAATCAGTAACATTATGGTCAAAACTGCCAGTAACTTTTTGGATTTTTTCATATGCGTTTTCCTCCCTAAATCAGTATGATATCTGTATTTTACCACTCCAAAATGAATAGTGGAATAGGAAATTTGAAAAAAATAACGATTCATCAAAATGACGAATCGTCAGTAAAAAAAACTGCCCATTAAAATTGAAGAGCATGGTTCTTCACTAGGAGGAACGAACAGAAAAATTGATATTTCGTCTTTATGGCAGACTATATATGCTTACAAGGTGCACGAATTTGAGCGGTTATATAGGTTTTAGCCATACATGGCGAAAAGGCGTAGAAATTTCGACACCTTTTATTTTTAATAGGGGTGCTTCTAATTTGATGCACCCTACTTCTATGATTGATATTTTGAACTATCATCAATTTGATGACGGTTAGCATTTCGGACAATTTGTCCTAGGTTCGCCACAATGACTAGTGACTCCGCATTCATGCGGAAAAGTGGATGCTTCAATCACCAAAGTCAATTTTACTTCGGCTAACTGCGACTCTTCCTAAAAGACGAGACGCACACTGTCGAAAATTCGACAGTGAATAAGCCGCCGAAATTTCGGCTCCATTATTTTGTGGAAGCCAATTCTACTAAAATTTTAGCGAAAAGGTGTTCGTCATAATGACGAGAACCTTGATTGATACGTTTTCTAAAATAATAGAAAATGCTCTTTACTTTTGTACGCCCATAAATTATAATGAATTATGCAAGGACAAAATAAGGAGGTGAACAAAATGTCCCCAAGAACAGGTAGACCACCTGTAAATGGTGAATCAAGAAAGGAAAAGCTCAATATTCGTCTTACAAAAGAAGAAAAAGGACGCATAGACAAATGTGCAGAAGAACTTGGAATTTCAAGAACGGACACCATTATGAAAGGAATCGGTCTAATAGAAGATGAAATAGGCGAAAAATAAGGAACTGGCTCCCTAGGAAAGAAACAGTCCCTTATACAACACCCCCTACAGGGGATATGCAAATTATAACACTGTATATCCCCTGTTTGCAAATAGATTTTTTAACAACAGGAGGATTTTTATATATGAACGAAATCACAATTAACACAGCAAGCCAGACACCTATCGAAATCGCACTTGGCATTGATGAAGAGGGAATGACTACTGCAAGAAAGTTATATGCCTTTTTAGAATTGGATTCTAGCAATTATTCAAGATGGTGCAAGAGCAACATTACAGGAAATGAATTTGCAGAGGAAAACGTTGATTATTGGGCATTCGTCATTAATGACGAATGGGGAGGGCAGGCTACTAAGGACTACAAACTTACTGCTCATTTTGCAAAGAAGTTATCGGTAAAAGGTAATAGCGAAAAAGCAGAAGAAGCTAGAGAATATTTTACTAGACTTGAAGAAAAGGTAAAACAACAAGTAATTGATTATTCTAAATTGTCCCCGGAACTGCAAATGTTTAATCAGATTTTTCAACAAGTAGCCAAGACTGAACTGGAACAGAAGAAACTTGCGGAACGTGCAGACCAACAAGAGAAGAACATGAAAACAATCATTGATACCTTTAAGGGAACAGATTCCGATGTTGGAACAGAGAAGTGGGTAAACAGATGTATTTCAAAGATTGCCGAGAGCGATGATTTCTCTTACTCATTCGGGAATAAATATGCCGCCGCCAGAAACGAAAGCTACCGCAGATTATCGGACAGAGCTGGTTGCCGATTGGATCAGCAACTTAGAAATGCGATTTCCAGAGCCGAGGAAAGAGGATGCACCAAGGCACAGACTAACCAGATTAATAAACTGTCCGTGATTATGCAGAATAAGCGGCTGAAAGAGATTTACGTTAGTGTGATTAAAGAAATGATGATTGCATACAGAGTAGAAATCGCATAATTAGATTTTTACAGGGATACACAGGAGGAAAATAAAATGACAAATGCTGAATTACAGAAAACAATTGACGAACTGAACGCAGATAACAACGAGTGCTTAGTGCTTCTGGACGAGTATATGTACCGCCAGAGAATCATTGAAAATCTTATCAATTTGAAAGACCTGTCAAAATTAAAGGGAATGTATCTCTTTACCAAACAGTTAATCGGGGAAGCGTGATTGTATGGCAAACAGAATCCAGTTCAATGACTTTCAGAAAAAGAGTGTGTACGCCAAATGCAACGGAAAATGTGCAATATGCGGTAAACCTGTCAAATTCAAGAAAATGACAATCGACCACATTACACCGCTGTCCCGGGGCGGCACCAATGATATTAAGAATCTGCAACTTGCGTGTAAGCGCTGCAACAGCATGAAGAGCAACATGACAATGGATGATATGATGGGGCAGATTTCCGAGATTTTGAAGTATAACCGCAAACAGAAGTTGATTAGAGTGTTGGGAGGAATTGTGGAATGATTGACTATAAAGAAGAAATCAAGAAACTTTTGGAAAAAGTAGATGATTATTATGATCTCAAAAGAACATATAAGTTGCTCGAATACCTGTACTTAGAGGAAGTTTTAAAAACAGTGAAATGATACTAAAGTATACTGAATGATACTTTCACCGTATGCTATAATATACAATCATAATAAGCAAATTTAGAGCGTTTACCTTTCGGGGTAGGCGCTTTTTTCGTGTGTAAAAATACATGAGGGTTAGCATATGGCAGAAGCATTTTTAAAAGTGGATGGGGTAGCAATGCCCTGTCCTTCTTCTTTTACATGGGGATTACAGGATATATCAGCATCAGAATCTGGCAGAACTGACGATACAACCATGCATAAAAACAGAGTTGGACAGAAACGAAAGCTGTCTGTAGGTTGGAATGGCCCAGACTGGGACACTGCTTGCAAAATTATACAGGCAGTAAATCCAGAGTATATACAGGTCACATATCCAGACTTGCTATCTGCAAATAAGCACGAAACCAGAACATTTTATGTTGGTGACAGGGAGTCCCCTTTTAAGTGTTGGTGGATAGGCAATGAGCGCATGGAAGGACTTAGTTTTGATTTTATCGAGAGGTAAGATATGCGAAATTTATCAACGGAATTTAAAGAACAACAGAATAGTGGGAATCGTAACTATCTGAAATATGCAGATTTTACCTTCACGGATGGAAGCACATTATCCATTACCGATGAGGACTTGTGGTCTAATGGATTCAAATTTGAGGATGCAGTATCGCAAAGCGGTTCTTTTGATATTGGTGCAGCTATCGTAAATAAACTGACTTTGCAGATCAACAACTTTTCTGGCAAGTACACAGATTACATCTGGGACGGAGCAAGAGTTGTTTGCTATATCGGGCTTGAATTATCTACTGGTATTGAAAAAATCCGTATCTGTACTATGACGGTAACAGATGCGCCATATCAAAGCACTGCAATTATCAGCCTAACCTGTGAAGATTCAATGCGATTATTTGATCGTGATTATTCAGAAAGTAAACTGACTTATCCGGCAACAAGATTGCAAATTATCCAAGATGCTTGTAAAGTCTGCGGAGTAACACTGCAATCAACAAGATTTGATAACGATGATTTCATAATCCATAATCGACCAGATGATAGCAGCATTACTTTCAGACAGGTAATTGCATGGGTAGCACAGATGGGCTGCCAGTGGGCGAAATGTGACGAATATGGTCGCTTATGCTTTGGATGGTATGAACGTGAAGTCCCGGATAATTTTTATGATTTGGTGGAAACTCCATGGAAAGATGTAGAAGGTAACGACATATTAGATACTACCGGCGCACAGATTATCACTGTTATGCAAAAGGGTATTACAGCCATAGATACGAATGGATTCACACCATGGCTGTACGATATCGAAATAACGGGTGTAAAAGTTACAGAATACGTTGAAAATTCTTCTCAAAATGAAGCGAAAACATATCAGTCGGGGAAATCTGGATACGTTATTGAAATCAGCGATAATAAGTTGATTCAAGAAGGCTCTGGCGAGAAAATTTGTCAAATTATCGCAGACAGGTGCGTGGGGCTGAAATTTAGACCATTTACCACAGGCGCATTGACCAATATTGCATGGGAAGCTGGTGACACCATTGTGATTTCCGACAGAAACGGGAAACAGTATAAGAGCTTCCTAACTTCTGTTACCTTGAATCCAGGCGCATTTGAGCAACTTGAATGCAGTGCTAAAAGCGTATCTAGGAATAAGCAAAAGCAGTATACACTAAGCCAACAGGTGCAAGCCGAAAGCAAAAAGAACTTAAAAGATGAACGCACCGCAAGAGAAAAGGCAATTGAAGAATTGTCTCAAAGATTGTCTGAATCTTCCGGTACATATACTACTGTGGAAACACAGCCGGACGGAAGCAACATTTATTATCTTCATAACAAGCCGCAGTTATCCGATTCTAACATCATATGGAAAATGACTGCGGAAGCGTGGGCTGTTTCTACAGATGGTGGACAACATTGGAATGGCGGTATGACGGTTGATGGTGATGTAATTGCCAGAATCCTTACTGCCACAGGCGTTAATGCTGACTGGATTAATACAGGAACTATTAAAGCAATTGACAAAGACGGAAATACAACTTTCCTGGTTGATGTAACAACAGGAAGGGTTGTTATTAATGCAGACTCAGTACAAATCAAGGGAAAAGATGTTAATGCAATTGCAAAGGAAAAAGCAGAAACAGAAGTAAATAATTTTATAAGCAATACATACACAACTGATATCAATAATTTACAGTCTCAAATCGACGGACAGATTGAGACTTTTTTTTATGACTATGAGCCAACCTTACAGAATATTCCGGCTTCTGGATGGACTACAAATGAAGAACGAAAGAAACACGAGGGCGACTTATTTTACTGGAAATCCAAGGGATATGCGTACCGTTTTATGCAAGATGGGGCAACTTGGAAATGGCAATTAGTACAAGATACCGATATCACGTTAGCACTTGCTGCCGCAGAAAAAGCACAGGACACAGCAGATCATAAGCGTAGAGTATTCGTCGTTCAGCCAGAGCCACCTTATGACATTGGAGACTTATGGACACAAGGCTCTAATGGTGATTTGATGAGATGTAAAGTTGCCAGAGCAAGCGGTTCTTATTCAGAGGATGATTGGGAAAAAGCTTCAAAGTATACAGACGATTCTACTTTCAATACTTTCTTGGATGGTGTTTTCAAAGACACGATTAGCGATCTTAAAACACAGATTGATGGGAAAATTGAAACCTGGTATCAGCCAAACGACCCTTCTATTAAATGGAAAAAAACAGAGGAATGTCCATGGCGTGATATTGACGGAAACAAGATTCTGGATGAATCTGGAAATGAAATTATCTTGATATGGGAATCAGAAAAAGCAGAGCATGAAGGTGACCTTTGGCACAATACTTCTGATAACACACAATGGATATACAAATCCGGGGAATGGCAACCACAATCCATACCAAATGAATTGCTGGACAAGATAGATGGGAAGTCATCTGTCTATATGGTTCAGCCGAAACCGCCATATTACGAAGGCGACTTGTGGGTAACAACCAACAGTGAAGGAAAGGCTTCTCTCAAAACTTCCACTGTAAATCGTGTTGATGGAGATTTTGACGCATCTGATTGGATAGATTTCAAGTATGCAGACAAAGACGATATCAAAAATGCAATTGACAATTACGATACCAGTCTTGGACAGGATGAAGTGTTTAATAAGCTTACAAAAGGCGGAACGGAACAGGGAATCTACATTCAAGACGGAAAAGTATATATCAATGCAAAATACATTTTAGCTGGATTGCTTGCCGGTGAGAGAATTAACGGTAGAGGGCTAAAAGTCATTGATGATAGCAAGAATGTTACCTTAGAAATCGACAGCAAAGGAAACGTCATCTTAGCTCCAAAAACTTTTTTTTTACAAGGGAAAACAGTAAAGGAAATTGCAGATTCTTCTGCCAGTACCGCAGTTTCTGGACAGACACAAGCCGATATTTTCAACAAACTCACCAATGGCGGCAAGGCACAGGGAATTTACTTAGATGAAAAAGGAAATCTCTATGTAAATGGAGAATACGTGCAAGCCAAAGGAATTAAGGTTGTTGATGGAAATGGAAAGACCACTTTTGCCATCGACAAAACTACCGGGGCGGTAACAATAGCAGCTTCCAGTTTTGCACTTGGTGATAAGAGCATTACTGATATAGCACAGGAAGAAGTCGTAAAACAAGTCCAAGATATTACATCGGACAATATTATTAAAGGCTATTATCTAACAGAACAAAATGTTAAAGATTATTGGTCTACACAGAGTGCATATACATATGAGTATGGAGTTCAAGATGTAGATGGCGGTAAAAATGCAATCAAAATAAACGGAACTGGAGCACAATTTGGAACGAAAAATTATAAGCCAATAAAAGTTACTGGAAATTATACTTTTTCGTTTTGGATAAAAACTAGTGTTGCAACACAAGTATATGTGTATCTTGGAAGTAAAACAATATTAAATGCTAAAACTACAACTGAATGGCAAAGACTGCAAGTAACAACAACTTTATCTAGCTTACCAAATGATAGTTTAAACAGTTTGAGAATCTTGACATCATTAGTTGGGTCTAGCGTAAAATTTGATACCTATATTTACATGCCAAAGCTTGAATATGCTTACACAAATGAGCAAGTGTTCAATATGCTTACAAACAACGGCGCAATAAAGGGCATGTACATGGAAAATGGAGAATTGTATTTTTCATTCACCTATGCACATGGCGGCACATTGAAGCTTGGCGGTTCAAATAATGGAAATGGGTTACTTTCCATTCTGAACGCAAGTGGCTCACAGGTTGGATATATTGACAATACGGGGGTTCATTTTAACCAAGGTGAATTTTCTGGAAATTTGAAATCTAATACTGGTGAAATTGGAAGCTGGATAATTGATAAGACCAACGGTATTCTAAAATCGAAAGATGGAGGAATTATACTGGATGCAAATAACAGTAAAATTTATGCCGTTGTACCGACTGGACATACTGGGACTGAGATATCAAAAGAAAAAATTGTTTCTGGAGATGCAGACTTTTCTAGCGCAATCATCGGGGAAGGAAGCATTGGTGAAAATACTGGTTCTTGGTTCAAAACTGGAAATTCGTTTAATGGCGATAATAGCGCAGAACTAAATATCGAACAATATTTTCACGTTACGAGTAGATCATTTGAATTACCAGCATTAGACAAAGTTTCATCTGGCGGTCACTTGGTATTCAAATCAGACGGATTGACAGTGGCTTGTACACTTTCCTCTTCTAAAAGATACAAAGTTCTTGGAAACAAGATAACAGAGAATGATATAGAAAACCTTTACAATATTAATCCTGTTTGGGCGAAATATAAGAATGAGTTAATAGCAAAAGATGATGAACGGTACGACACATATATGCCAATGTTCATTGCAGAAGATGTAGAAAAATGGTTTCCAATAGCAACAGACCACAGAAACGGGCTGGCAGAAGACTGGAATCAAAAAATCATGATTCCATCCATGTTCGCCATGATAAAATTCAATCATGAGAAGATAAAGGAGCTCAAATTCGAGAATGAAGAATTAAAATCGGAATTAAAAAGCATTAAAGAAGAACTTGCAGAAATCAAAAAATTGTTAAACAAATCAATATAAAGAGGGTGAGAAATCATCCTCTTTTTTATGAATCAAATATTAAAACAAACCTATAATTAAAGGAGGGCAACCACATGCCAAAATGGACTGAATACACAACAAAAGATACGTTAGCGGATAATGACGAAGTAATGCTGTATGACGCAACTACGAGAGCGAACAAGCGCGGATTAATGAGCAAGTTTTGGGATTATGTCGTTGATAAAATGGCAACGGCTGTGATCAGTAAATTGGAAACCGAAAATAAAACAGTTATCGGGGCGCTTAACTATTTAAATGGCAAGACATCCAAAACAAATTTTAACGGAAATGTAAGTAGAGTTGTTTTCCGTTCGGGCTCTTCTGGTATAGATAATTCATACCTGGATTTTTATACAACTGATGGAAAACGAACAACCATTGGATTTTATACGGATGGAATGAATGGCATACAAATGATGAAAGATAATGCTCCTATATGGACTATAAAGGCATAAAATAATTATTTTATCGGAAAATTACTGCAATTAAATTTCTACTTGGATAGATAAGAAAAATCCATAATATACAAATGATTTTCCGTAGTGCTATCTATGCTTAAAAGTTCTTTTTGTTGATTAAACCTAAATCTGACAATTGTTCCGTTACTATTAGAACGCCCCATAAATGTTATTTGTGACGATATATTGTTAAGAGGGTCTGGAAGATCTAATTTTTGAGTTATTGATGTAGCTTTTGCTGAAATAGATCCATGAACTTGCACTATTTTTCCTACCTTTTGATAGACAAAGCCATAATTGTCACCATTTATCGAAATAATATTTGAGATATTGCCATATAAATAGTTAGCGAAAAATAAATAAAATCGCAAAAAACTCTATTCGCAAAAGATAATACATGATGTAATCAGTATAACCGAATAACAAAAAGGGAGTTGGACTCCCGACGACCAATCAAAAAACTCAGCTCCAAGCACCACAAAGGGTACAGTATTATTATAGCACAGTACTCTCCCTTTGTGGCAACAAAAACTATGATTTACGCCAAAATAAGCCATGATTCTGTGAAATTTAATCATGGTAGGTATATTGTATAAAAAGTTTATGTTAAAGAGCATCCCAAATGGGGTGATTTTTATTATGCACTTTTTTTAACCTCAAAAACGAAAGGAGAACATACATGAATATCAATACCTCATTAATCAGCAACAACAACAGCTACGACGGACAGACACCTCTGTATATTGTCATCCACAATACGGATAATACCGCAGCTACAGCAGATGCCAAGGCACACGCCACCGCACAGCATAATGGCAATTTTCATGGCTATTCAGCCCATGTATTCGTGGACGATAAGTCAGCATACCAAGCATTGCCGTACAATCGTGGAGCTTGGCACGTTGGGGTAGATTACGGCGGTAAGCTTTTTGGAACTGTAAATAATCATAATTCCATCGGAATTGAAATGTGTATGAATGCCGGATATAACTACGAAAAAGCATACCAGAATACCGTTGATGTATGCAAGCAATTGATGAAAAAGTACAATATCCCGGCATTCCGAGTAGTGCAGCATTACGATGTGTGCGCTAAGAATTGTCCATCCGTTATCCGTAAAAATGGTGACTGGTATAGATTCAAGAAGCTCATTTCCAGTGAAACCGTGACAGCGCCAACCACAAAGCCGACTGTAAAGGTTGATAAGTATTACCGCATCCGTAAGACCTGGAAGAATTCCAAGAGCCAGATTGGAGCGTACAAATCACTGGAAAATGCGAAGAAGTCTTGCAAAGCCGGTTACTCTGTTTTTGACTGGAATGGAAAAGCAGTGTATTCTGTAACAGCAAAGAAAAGTGTAGACAATGTTGCAAAAGAGGTAATCAACGGCGAATGGGGAAATGGACAAGATAGACGAGACCGCCTGGAAGCTGCTGGCTACAACTACGCAGAAGTGCAGAAAAAAGTCAATGAATTACTGAAATAATAATACTCCCGGGGTTTTCCCGGGAGCTATTTAAATGTCGTATATTCCTCAAATTCGTTTCTTATTTTTGCATAATCTTTTCTTCTGATCGGCACTGTATTTCCAGAAAACATAAGGAACGAAGTGTTTATTTCTTTTACCTCATCCATGTTTATTATGTAGCTCTGGTGACACCTCAAAAATCTGGAATCCAGTAATTCTTCAATATCGGATAGTTTACATCGTTCCGTATAAACTATACCGCAAGTGCAGTGGATAATGATGTATTTGTTTCGGCTCTCAATATATTCTATATTTTGAAACTCCACCCGATGAATAAAGTCTTTTCCTTTTATCATAAGAGTGCTTTTGCTGATATGTTCCAGAGCATGATTGAAAGCAGTATACATTCTGCCGTTTTCAGATCCTTTTATAATATAGTGTACCGGGAGTATATCAAGAGCTTCAAAAACATACTCTTTATGGGCTGTCCAGAAAATAATATTTCCGTTATATCCGCTGGATCTCAATTCCTTTGCAACTTCAATTCCATTTTCTTCTTTCAAAACGACATCCAAAACCACAATATCATACCATTCGCCATCTGCCACATCATCAATAAGTGGCTGTCCTTTATCATACGGAGTAATCAATGCTTTTATATCACCATTTCGTTTGAGAAAATTATTAATCCGATGCATAAATATACCAATCTGGATTTCGTTATCATCACATATTGCAATTCGCATTCAAATCATCCCTTTTCATGTAAAATTCGCCACCAGAGGTGCTAATTTCGCCATTTCCTGTGTAATTGTATATTTTTTGATACAATGTTATCGTACCACATAAGAAAGATAGTGTAAAGAGGCTGTATGATGGAAAGATGTAAGAAGATAACGATTATCTTAATATTGATGTTTGTGCATGTGTTTATTGGGATTCATGTGTATTTCAGCCCAGAGCGTAGTATTATCTTTGGGAGGGTTAAAACTATCGCAAAAATGGTGACGGAAATCAAAAGCAATCCAAATGAGCACAAAAAATCCCTCGATTCCAGAAGCCCAGCCCCTTTATTTCTATCTACATATATAACGAATGAAAAGTACCAAAATCACAATATCTATACTGAAAAAATCATAATTTGCAATAATATCGAGGAAAAGCAACTTGCTAGGAAGGATTTAAGTGGAGATGATTCCGTCCCATTATATGGTTGCGAAAACATGATATAATTTAATAAGCAGGAACAAATGTTTGGAATATTGGGAGGGATTTACGTGGATTACAAGAAAGAAATTATTGAGATGCTTGACAAAATAAAAGTGGATCAGATTTTACGATACATTTATATTATTATTTCTGACATATTAAAGGAGGAAAACAAAAATGAATAGTACAGATTTAATATATACAGAAGACCAGCAGAAAAAGATTTTAGAAGAAATAAAAGACCCTCAAAATAAAGAGGGTCTTCCATCCGCTTCACTTGTTTATTCAGTTATTAACTTGCTTGGAATACAGGCAAATATGATTCAAGAATTGCAAAAAACTATTCAGAAGTTGGAACGACAAAGCCAATGTGTTGTTTCGGACGAGAATCATCTTTAGGCAATGACGTAAGCAAAAAATTTAATTGGCTGATATGCTGAATTAATGTTGACATTCGCCCATCTACATAACCTTTAAAAATCATTAGTACGGACTTCTCATAGCTGATTTCAGTAACCTGCATTGTAACAGTTTTACCAAAGTTGGTTAAAAGAAGTCCGACTTCATGTTCAGAATCTAAACTTTCTTCAAACTCCTTGATGTACTTTACTAGTATCTCAAATTGCGTATCCGAATATGCGTATGTTATTGGTAAAGGCTCAATTTCTTGACTTGAAATCTGCTTCATTGCAATATTGTACAAATCTTCGTAATTATACATACTTTCTCCTTTATTCACTCAACAAATTAATCAATTCCACCACATGTTTCTTTTTAACATCTGATAACTTAAAATATTTTCTTAATGCTTCGGATAGCTCTAAGTCCTTTCTTATCTGAAATACCAAACTTGCTGATTCATCTGAAAATTCTTCGATAACATTTTCTCCAGTCATCAAATAATCCACTGATACTTTAAAATAATCTGCAATTTTCTGTAATTTATCTTGCTTTGGGGTATAAGTACCTTTTTTCCAACTAGAAAGAGTTGCTGTAGAGATTTGGGTGCTTTTAGAAACATCACTTGGTTTTACATTATTTTTCTTGCAAAGAAGATCAAAATTTTCGTAGTACATATTTTCTCCTATCAAAATTAAGAAAACTTAATAAATAATTGTTGACATACTAAGAAAACTATGATATTCTTTATACAAGCTAAGAAATCTTAGCAAGAGAAACAAAAAGATAGCATGGCAACAACTAAGAAACTTATTTAATTCTAACTCGCAATTATGATTATATAAGAAAACTTAGTTATTGTCAATACTATCTATATAAAATATCTGAAAGAAAGGAGATGCAATTTTGCAAGAACTAGAAAACAAATCTTATGCTTATCAAAAATTCAAAGAGTTAAGAGAAAAAGCAAACTTATCCGAATACCAAGTTTCTGTTGGAACTGGAATTTCTACTGCTGTATTTACGCAATGGAGCCGCGGGGATTACAACTTGAAGCTTGATAAATTATCTTTAATTGCAAAGTTTTTTGGAATTTCAGTATCTGATTTTATAGAGGATGATGAAACTTGTAAAAAGGAAAGCTCATAAGGAGGTGAGAAGATGAGTGGTACATATAACGTTCTTTGCGCTATTTTGAAAGAGCTCCAAGCTATTCATAATATCCTGGAGCCCTCTAAAAAGAAACGTATTTTTGAAACTAATATTGATGGGAAAAGCATTTCAAAATGTGTTTCTGATGGAATTACTTCTGCTGTTCAGAAATCCATTCGTGATACTGACGTAGAAGATTAACGGCAATCGAGGTAGATAATCCAGTAATGGTAGTTACAAAATTATCTGTATTTTCGATCGTGCTAACTGTTGGGGTGATTAGTTTTTCCATGTCAACAGTTTTTAAAAAATCATCAAAGCTTTTCAAATTAACACCTCCTTCCTAAAGGAGATTATATCACAGAAAGGAGACTAATGAACGAATTACAGATTTTTAATTCGCCAGAGTTCGGAGATATTCGGACAGTAGAAATTGATGGGAAACCGTACTTTGTTGGAGCTGATGTTGCGAAAGCCCTTGGATATGCTAAGCCTAATAACGCTGTATCAACACATTGCAGGTATACCCTAAAACGGGGCATAGCTACAAAACAAGGAAATATGAGCGAAATGGTGCTTATCCCAGAGGGGGATATCTACCGATTAATCATCCGAAGCAAACTTTCATCAGCAGAAAGATTTGAACGTTGGGTATTTGATGAAGTTCTTCCAGCAATCCACCATAACGGCGGTTATATCATGGGGCAGGAAAATTTGTCTGATTCAGAATTGATGGCTAAAGCTATTCTGGTAGCACAAAAGACTATTGAACATAAGAACCAGATCATTGAACAGCAGAAAGCAAAAATCGAAGCCGACAGACCAAAGACAATTTTTGCCGATGCAGTGTCAACCAGTCACACATCAATCCTTATTGGGGATTTGGCAAAACTTATCTGCCAGAACGGTGTCCAGACAGGACAGAAGAGATTATTCCAGTGGATGCGAGAAAATGGATATCTGATGAAAACTGGTGCGAGTTACAATATGCCAATGCAGAGATACATTGAACAAGGGCTATTTGAAGTTAAGGAATCCAGTGTTCAGAATCCAGACGGAAGTGTCAGAGTAACGAGAACCACAAAAGTTACCGGAAAAGGACAACTGTATTTTATCAATAAGTTTCTTGGGAATGAAATAGCAAGTTAAGGAGGTGGACGTAAGATGTTAGCAGATGATTACGTTTCTGAAAGGTTATCCGATTATGATTCCAAAATATATCAGTTATATCGCCGCAAAAACGGACAGAAGGCAAGCGACCTTGTAGAAAAAGTGAAAAATGAAATTGCCGAATGCGGTCTGTCCGCTACTGAAGCGAAAGGCTTTTTAGAGTACATGAAGATTGTTATTGACGCTCAGTCACATCTTCCCATTCAGAAATAACGGAAATTTTTATGGTTTCTGCTCCGGGAACATTACCATCATCAATCTCATTTGCGGCATGAAGCATTGAAATTATTTTATGAGAATAAGGATGTTCCTTTCCGCAATTTGGGCACACAACCTTGTCTGTACTTATTCTTTCACTTATATAGTAATCGCAATGACAAGTACAGGAAACTTTTAATTTGAGAAACATTTTAACATACCTCCTTTCTGAACACATTATACCATTCAGATGGAGAGAATAAAAGAAAATAGGGAGAAAAAACAATGATTAAATTTGAAAACGGATTAGTTAACATTTCTGGTAAAGGGGTTGATATTCTTTCAGAGTATGCAGTTATCACCCATGAAATTAAAGAGATGTTCGTAAAAAATGGTGGAGAAGAGAAAGAAGTAAAAGAGCAGCTTAGACATTCGTTCGAGCATGGCCTTATGAACGAGGAAGAACTTGATAAAGAAATCAAGGAAAAGTTCAAACAGGTAGATGCAATTATTCCGATTTTTTCGCTTCTGGAAGAAATGCTTAAAACATTTGGAGCAAAAGATAAGGAGGACTAAGCATGGGGGAAACTAAGAGCACAGATTACATTCCAGAGAATGCCAATGAGGAATATGCACTTCTGGTTGGAAGATTAAAGGCATTTGAAGCTTGGGCGAATAGCGTGAACGATTATAATTTCACAAAGGACATGGCATTCAGAATGCTTGGACTTGATGTAGAAGAACAAACAAAAACAGATTAAGTTGTCCTGGAAGGTGCTGACACACCAACCAGGACGGTATCTAACTAAGAATGAGTTAGTTAAATACAGGATTATTATAACACAACCTCCTGTATTTGACAAACAAAAATATAACAGGAGGATTTTTTATGCAAAAAAATGGCGAAAATCAGCCACTTTCCAGTGAAATCATTGCTGATCTGGAAGAAAAGCTGATGGCAAGAAATGTAATTATCGCTATTCTGGCAGCTGCACTTGCAGTAACCACATCCAGAAGAAAGTGAGGAAAAAATGAAAGAGGTGGTAAAGACAATAGGAGAAATATTTGTAGGAATAGGGATGTTTACAGTAATCTTCTCAATCACATGGATGTTTACATCATTTGATGCTATCGGGGTGTTCTTTGTATCAACAGTCTTATTCTCAATGGTGTTTCTTCCTATTATATTAGAAATGGAGGAAAAGTAAATGCAAAGATTAAATAAAGTAAGATTATCCGGCAGAGCCGGGGAAATAGTGTTCAGCCACGAACATTACGGAAGATACTATTACAAATTTATGCTGACAGTCATTCGCAGAAGCGGTGCAGTGGATATGTTTCCAATAGTCATAGAAGATTCCATTGTACGTGACAGCAATTACAACGGAAAAGAAATTGTGGTAACAGGAGCAATCAGAAGCATGGACACTTCTAAAAATCCAAATAAGCACCACAATGTTAATTATATCGCAGCTGATGAAGTGGAAATCCTAGATGAACAGGTTCCAGATGGCGATATAAACAAAGCAGAGTTTATTGCCAGAAGTTGCACGAAAGAGCCATATGCAAAACTTACATCAGTAACGCACAGAAAAGTTTCAAATCTTTTTGTAGCAATTCCAAGAGAGTATTCAGAAAGAGCGGATTTTATTCGCTGTACTTTATGGGGAAAAGGTGCTGATCTGGCGGTAGAGGTTAAAAGAAATGATTACATTAAAGTAAATGGAAGGTTAATGAGCCGTGATGTTTATGTTAATGGGGAAGAAACGGAAAGTGTATATGAGATTTCCGTAAAAGAAATGGAGAAATTGGAGGATGAAGAATAATAAGAATGAAGTTCAGATATTTGGCACAATAATGGATATTCAGCCAGGAACGTTTTTCAAGGACGGAGAAAAATTCGTAAGATTCTATATTGGTGCAAAGCGTACCAGCGGGAACGTAGATTTGCTTCCAGTAATTGTTGAAGAAAAGCAGACGGAAGGTTTAAAGATTGGAAAACACGTCTATGTTGAAGGGAGATACAGTTCTTCAAACAAACATGAAAGTGGAAAGTCACATTTGATTCTTGAAATCAAAGCGGAAACAATCTGGTGTGGAGATGGTGATGGGAGTGCAGAAGGTAAAAACAAAATCATTATGGAAGGTTATCTTTGCAAGCCTCCTATTTACCGCAAAACACCAATAGGAAAAGAAATCTGTGATTTGATGATTGCTTGCAATGAATATGACTTGCGAAGAACAGATTATATCCCATGTATAGCATGGTGGAAAGAAGCCAGAGAAGCTGCTGATTTCAAGGTCGGTGATTACATAAGCATAATCGGAAGAATCCAGAGCCGGATTTATCATAAAAAATTATCTGGTGATGAAGTAGAGCTTAGAACTGCATATGAGGTATCAATAGGGAGGATAATCGAGCATGAAGGTGGAAGTAAAAAAGATTTCGTTGGAGAATTACAAGAAGTTTCCGAGTAAGTCTGTAGATTTGTTTCCAAGAACAGAGATTTCCGGCAGAAACAGAGAAGGAAAATCCACATTACAGGACGCATATTTGGATGTTCTGACAGGAAAGATGGCAAATGGTACAGAACCGACTTCTATCCGCAGAAAAGAAAATGGCTTGGAAGTGCCAAAGGTTGATGTTGTAAGAGAGCTTACACTTGCGATTGATGGGAAAGAAAAAGTGATCCGCAAAATCACAAAGCAGAAGTGGAGAAAACCAAGGGGACAGTCAGAAGAGGTGTTCGATGGAAATGAAACTTCTTATGAAATTGACGGATTCCCGGCTAAATCAAAGGATTATACCGAGTTCATTCAGTCAATAGCAGAACCTTCAACGCTTCTGATGTGCAGTAATCCAAAACCATTTCTGGACACATTACAGAAGTCAACAGCAGAATCCAGAAAGGTACTGGAAAAGATGTCTGGTTTCGATATTGCTCAGTTTATGGAAGAGAATCCACAGTACGCTCATGTGGAAGAAATCACAAAGGGGCATTCCGTAGAGGATACCTTGAAGAAGCTCCGAAAGGAACTGAATGCACAGAAGAAAAAGGTTGATGCCAAAAACACGGAGATTGCATATGAAACCAATCGAAGCGTTGAAGCAGAAGACACTTCCTCCTTAGAATCCAAAAAACAGGAGCTTAATGCGGAACTTTCCAAACTGGAAGAACAGGAACGGATTCTTGAAGATTCAGCAAAAGGCTATGACAGCCTTTCATATGAAATCCGTGGTTTGAAATCTTCCAGGGATGGTCTGGTTAGCAAAGCGAATGAATGGTTAAGAGCCAGACAAAAATTCATTTCTGATACAGTTTCCGAACTTAGGTTAAAAAAATCAGAAAAGGAATCAAGCATTCGTATTATTGGAATGGAACTGGATAACCACATAAGGGAAGCACAACAAGCAAAAGCTGACTTGGATAGAGCCAGACAGGACTATCCGAGAATCAAAGAAATGGAGTGGGATGATTCTGAACTGAAAGCTATTGAAGCTGAAACATTCAATGATTTTGATACCATTTGCCCGACCTGTGGACAGGAGCTTCCAGAAGAACAACTTTCCGAATTGAGAGCTTCCTTTGAAGAAAAGAAGAAGTTCAGAATTGAAAATGAATTAACCAAAAAGCAAAACTGGGAATCAGCAAAACAGAACCAGTTAAAAGGAACTTGCGATCTTGGAAATTCTGCTTCTGCAAAATTAAAGAAAACCAACGAGAAAATCAACAAATTACAGTCGGAAATTAGCGTAGCACAGGATGAAGTTTCTGAACTCACTAAGCAGATTGAGGAAGAACAGTCCAAATTTACGGAGCTTCCAGAATCTGTAGATATGACAAATGACGAAGAATATCTTGCGGTTACAGCGAGAATTGCAGAACTTGAAGAGAAACTGAAATCATTTGAAGATATTCCTGGAAAGAAACAGGAATTGAGAATACAGATCAGCAATGTTATGAAACAGATTTCCAATGTGGATGCAGATATCAAGATTGCACAGACAGCAGTTGTAGAGAAGGAAAAGCGAATAGCCGAACTGAATGAGGAACTGAAAAGCCTCGGACAAGTACAAGCTGATATCGAAAAGAACATTGATACCGTTCTTAACTTCTCAATTCAGAAGAATAAGGCACTGGCAGAGAAAATCAATCCATACTTTAAGCATTTCCAGTTCAGTTTCCTTGATTACACGATTGAGGGAAATCCAGTGGAAACTTGCAAGATGATCTGTAATGGAATCGACTACAACAGCGGATTGAATCATTCCGACAAAATTCTTTGCGAGGTTGATTTACTGAATGGGTTACAGGAAATGAACGGTCTGAATCTTCCGATTTGGATTGATGATTCTGAGAGCATTGACAAAAGCAGGATACCTATGTTAGACAGGCAGATGATTGTGCTAAGAGTGACAGATGGGGATTTGAAAGTAATCTGATAAACAGGAGGGGAAAATGCTAACAGCAACATGGGGAAAACATTTTTTCAAGGCAGATTCCACGTATAGTAAATAAAAAATCGGTGGCATATGAATCCGGGTGAATGCCCGGAAAGCACAACAGGAAAAAATAAAACAGTTAATGAAAGAACAGGAAATTACAATTCAACATAGGACAAATTATTTCATCCTGTTTCATATGCCACTGAGCATATAAATAAAGAAAAGGAGAATTAAAATGACAGAAAACACACAGGTAGCAAATTTTAACACACAGCTTTCCTACTACACAAATCGTTATGTTGATTTAATGGAAAGAGATTTAACTTCAAGAGGAATGGAATTTGATTCCTACTCAAAGGATTGCGTAGTGGCAGCAATGGGATCTATTTTCCAGATGGTGCATGAGAGTGGAGTGAGTTTTGAAGCAATTAATGGCTCTAACCTTAAATTCATTCTGAGCAAAGTAGCAGCGTTAAAACTGAACGCAAACGCACAGCCGAGAGAGTGTTATTTCCAAATCAGAAACGTAAACATAGCGGCGAAAGGGCAGAAACCTCAGTGGGAGAAGAAAATCGAATTTGCGATTGAGGGCGATGGAAATGACGCTCTTGTAAGCAGATATGGTGTCGATGTAGCTAAAGTATTCCCGTACTGGAAAGTCAGAGAAGGTGATAAGTATATCCCACCAAGACATAAAGGTGTGGAAATCACACCGCCAGAATGGGAAGAATCTGGTGTAGGTAAGGTAGTCCGTATCGTATATCCGATTCAGTATAAGGACGGACATATTGAATACCTTTCTTGCGAAAGAGCAGATGTACTGAAGAATCTTGCAGCGCACATCAAGAATAATCTCCAGAATGAAACGTTTGGAATTTGTGCGGACAGATATAAAGCTACAGATGCGCAGAAAGCTCAAATTGAAGCAAAGAAAAAAGAAATCATGAAAAAGGTCTCTGACATTGGAGAACTGGAAGCAATCATTGACTGTGAGGAATTAAGACCGTATATTTCACCGTCTTATTATGAAACACAGTCCAGAGAATCAATGATTATTCGTAAGATGCGAAACAACATTATGAAGTCTATTCCTAAGAAATGGGATAATCCGGTGCAGGCTTATGAATATAACATGATGGATGCTACGTACAGGGAAGTACAGGAAGAAATCGAACAGAATGCCAATGTAGAAGAATTCATTCCACAGCCAGAATCAATCGAAGAAAAGCCAAAGCAGCCAACCGTAGCCGAAACCGTAAAAACAGCGGAGAAAGAACCAATCCCGGCAGCAGAGCCAGTGGAAACAGAAATTCCGTCATTTATGAGCCAGGAGGAAATGTAGGATGGCAGCTCACACAATTGTGCTTATTATCTTGTTTGCAATAGTGTTTTTCTGGTGGGTATGGACTTTTGTTTATGCTATTAAATCCAAAGAAGCAGAACCAATGTTATTTGCAAGTATTGTATTAAACATACTGAACTTAATAATTCAACTCACAGAGTAAAGGAGAAAACTAATGAAGCATAAATGTATTAAGACAGCAGTATTAATCACAGGGATTACAGCAATCACAATGTTTAGTGGTTGTTCTTCCTGTAGCAGATCATTAAAATCACTGTCTAGTGATATTGACGGTGGTCTGAACCGTACCGTAACTGTTTACGATTACAACGGCGGTAAAATTAAGTCCTGGTCTGGAAAGTTTGATGTTTCCGAATCAGAGAATGAAGTTTACTTTGATGATTCTGACGGAAAGAGAGTTATTATCCACGGCGGTATTGTCGTGAATGAGGAAAACTGATATGAGCAGCAGTGTAATTGAAACAATTAAAGAAGTTGTAAGCAATATGAACAGCGGACTTTATGATTTCACGGTAGATGGGAAATGTTCAGAATGCGGTTCGTGTTGTTCAAATTTTCTACCGATATCATCCAAGGAAATCAAACAGATTAAGTGGTACATTCGCAAACACCATATCAAGGAATGCAGACATAATTTCACTGCTTCATTAATGGATTTAACCTGTCCGTTTCTGATGGACGATAAGGCAAAAGAGAAATGTTCAATCTACCCTGTTAGACCGGAGATATGCAAATCATTTGTCTGCAATGACCCACAGGGAGCCAGAAAGAACAAAGCTTTAATGCATAAAAAATATAAGCCTGTTGATATGAGAGAAACGTTTTTCGGAGGTGAGTAGGAATGAGATTAGCAAGTCAGAATGGGGAAATTGATGTTCCTTATGAAATCACATCATTAAGCAGAATTGGAAATATCATAAGAGCATATGTGCCAATGGTAGGCGAAAAAGGAACAGTCATGGCTCGTTATTCGACAGATGAAAAAGCCCAAAAAGCTATGAAAGCTTTGCATAAAGTGTATGCAGGAATGTTTTTAGCACAAAACATTGAAATGAGCGATGATGATTACGAAGAATGCATAAAAATGGCTGCAAGAGGTTTCGGAATCATTAAAACCATGGTTAACAGCCCAGATATGAAATTCGAGCCTGCAAACATTGTGTTTCAGTTCCCGGAGAATGATGAAGTATGAAAGAAATAGGAAGAAAGAAAATAAATTGGGATTCCATTGTGACTGTGGAATTATCGCTTAAAGAGCTTCAATTAATAAGGGACGCAATGGTGGCTACAGATTTAAAAGATATGAAAGAATTATGGCGCGGAGCTCCTCCATATCAGCAGGACGATAAAAATATGATTGGAGAAACTGCTTCTTCAATTTTAAATAGCTACAAATAAACAGAAAGCGAGGTGATGAAAAATGTTCATGAGAATAGTAAATACAGGGAGTACACATGGAAACTGCTATGTTTTGAAATCCAACAGCGGAGAAATGCTTCTTCTTGACTGCGGATGCAAATACAAAGACATTCTGAAAGCTATTGATTACAGAACAAGTGATGTTTCTGGCGTGCTTCTAACGCATGAACACGGTGATCACCGTGAATCATTTAAAAATCTGATGAATTTAGGCATTCAGATTTACACCAATGATGAAACCGTGGAACATATGCAAATCATCACTGGAGAGCTGATGAAAGGCGTTCCAGAGAAAAGACCGTTCCGGGTTGGCTCGTTCACTGTAATACCGTTCTATTTGCCACATACTACAAGGGACAAGGACACAGGGCAACTTATTTCATGTTTCAATTATGGTTATATCGTGGAGCATGAAGAGATGGGAAAGCTGTTGTACATGACAGACTTTGAGTTTTGCCGATACAATTTCAAGGCAATGCGATTGAACCATTTAGTTATTGAATGCAACTATTGTGGAGAATTGGTTGACAAAACAGCTGAAAATTACACGCACAGGCTTAAAGGGCATTGTTCCTTAGATACTTGCAAAAGCTTGGTAAATACAAACCATACGGCAGCATTACGGACGGTAACATTGGTGCATTTGAGTAATGAATCAGCTGACCCGGAACAGATTTTGAAAGAAATAAAAAAAGCAGTGGTTTGGGATGATGCACTGGTGCAGATTGCCAGACCGGGACTTGAAGTTAATTTGGACTTATGTCCGTTTTGAAAGGAGAAATAGATGGCAACAATTGGTTTGAAAGATTGGAAAGAAGTAACAAAAGGAATTTATGTAAATCCAATTTCTGAAAATGCAGCTTATGAAATTCATATTAAATACTGGGACATGAAAACAGATATTCTTTCTGCAAATGCCGAACTTTATATAGTGAGAGATTGGCATGAAAAAGACGGAAGAAACATCAGAGAAAGAGAAATACTGCTTGATTATGCATCTGTTATGGATTGTATTTGGAAAGCAGTTGAAGATGATAAGGAAAACAATTCGACTGAATAATTGAAAGGAGAAAATTAATGCCAAAAAAATTTAGAAACTATGTAATTAAAGGACAGGAGCATGTAGACCGTAAAGCAGGAAACACAATTCCTTCACCTAGTGCATGGCGCTCAGTAAGATATATGCTTCCAGAAGCTCCAACTGATGATACCGCATGTTTGTATTATGTAAAGCTGAAAAACTCTGAAAGAATCATCATGCTTGCATATACTGGAAATGGCGAATGGACTGACACAGAAGGAAAAGAATACAAAGGTATAGAGACATGGCTTGAATATATGCCAAAAGAACATCCGATAGTCGAAAGAAAAACTTTCTTAAATGAAGATATTTTGAAAGCTATTGTTTCTGATTATATGGAAAAAGCTGAAGGAGTTACGGTTAATACAAATAATGTATTTTTTAAAGTAGGAAGAAAATCTGTCGGCTATGGAATGAGTGAACATGAGGAATTGGTATTTATTGGATGTGATGTGATAGCTATGGAGGAAAAATAACACATGAAAATCTTCTTAAAAACACTTGACAAACTGAAAAAGTCAGAACCTTCCGAACAGGAATGCAAGTACGATAAAGGATGGAATGATGCAATCAAGAAAGTTGAAGAACTGATTTGTTCCTACAGCTCTGCGGATATGTGGATTCCAACAGATTTAAAGTTACCGCCAGAACCAAACAAGGAAGAACCCCAGGGAGATTGGAAAGAATATGCGGTTACAATTAAGGGAGCTGTTCTTCCAACAAGTCTTACATATTTAGGGAACGGTAAATGGGGAAGCGTAGAAGCATATGGCTTTGCATATTATCCAGTCATTGCATGGCAACCAATGCCACCAGCCTACAAACCAGGGAGGTAACATCATTGGAAATTACAATCGGAATTTGCGCAGATGAAATTAAAGAAATCATCATGGAGCATATAAAAACAAAAGGATTCAATGTAACAAAAGATGATATTTCCTTTGTTATCGGGAAAGAAGAAATTGTAACAGGGAATACAAAGAAAATCAAACACGCACTTATCAGATGCGACATTCAGATTGAGAGGTGATAAATTGTGAATATTGTTATTCTTTCTGGAAGATTAACTGCTGACCCAGATATTAGAATGGGAACGAATGATACCAAAATTGCAAGATATATTTTGGCTGTCGAGAGAAGAGTGAAAAAGAATACAGAAAGAAAATCTGACTTTATCACTTGCGTATGTCTTGGAAAAAATGCAGAATTCGCAGAGAAATATCTTAAAAAAGGCACGAAAGTAAATGTGCGTGGAGAATGGCAGACTGGAAACTATACGAATAAAAACGGTGAAAAAGTCTACTCAAATGATTGCCTTATTGCAGAACATGAATTTGCAGAAAGAAAAAGCCAGTCACCACAGACACAGGAAGCAGATACACGACCAGTACCACCGCCAGAACCTAGTTTCATGGATGTGCCGGATTTAGGCGGTATGGAAGATGAATTTCCGTTTAGTTAGGAGATGAAAATGAAATTTATAGATTCTTTCGCAGGAATCGGAGGATTCCGAAAAGGAATGGAATTGGCGGGGCATAAGTGCATTGGCTTTTGCGAGTTTGATAAATTTGCAACCGCAAGTTACATCTCAATGCACTTACTCACGCCAAATCAGAGAGAGTTCCTGGACAAAATGCCACTGAAACAACGACAAAAAGAAATACTAAAGGAGGAATACAGAAATGGAGAATGGTATGCAAATGACATTCGAAGAGTGTATGCCGGAGACATTCCAAAAGCAGATTGTTGGTGCTTCGGATTCCCCTGTTTTGCCAAAGGAACTTATATTCTTACAGAAAAAGGATATATCCCAATTGAAGATGTATCTGTCGGAGATAAAGTCCTTACGCACAAAGGAAGATGGAGAAAAGTTACAGCAACAATGCACAGGGACGGAGCAAGACTCTGGGATGTCAATGGATTCGGAATATTGCCAACAAGAACCACGGCAGAGCATCCGTATTATGTCACTAAGCCAGATCAGCCAATGGAATTCAAAAAAGTGGAACAACTTGATGACAGTTGGTATTCCACAATGGTTTTGCCTGATGCAGAATCCGATGGATATAGCAAGGAAATGTGGTGGATTATTGGACGTTATCTTGCTGATGGGTGGAGAGTTGAACGAAAAGACAGACCAAGTGGAGGAAGAATCGTGTTCGCAATCAGCGATGATAAGAGGGCAGAATTCGAACAGCGATTGCGAGAAGCGAAACTACATGGAACTTACACAAAAGAACGAACTTGCGGAAAGTATTATGTGTGCAATAACCAATTATACGAATACCTTGAAAAGTTCGGAAAATACGCACATGGAAAACGAATTCCAAGAGAAGCATTGTGTTTGCCACGAGAGAAAGCAAAATACTTCTTCGATGGATATATGTCCGGGGATGGAAGAAACGATCGAGAAGAAGCAACATCAACCAGTGCAGCACTCATTCTTGGCATGTGCATTATTGCACAGCGACTTGGAAAATCTGTTCCAGCTGTTTACTACACTAGAAGAGATGAAAAATGTGTTATCCAAGGAAGGGAATGCCGGCAAAGAGATACATATACATTCCGAATCTCTAGTAAATCAGTTAAGGGACATTATCGTGCAAGATATGTTTGCAGAGAATTGTATCAGCCAACAGAATCTGATGATTTTGGAACAGTGTATAACATCAGTGTTGAAGAAGACAACTCATATGTTGCAAACGGAGCAATTGTCCACAATTGCCAAGACATCTCGGTCGCAGGAAAACAAGTCGGATTTCAAGGAAACCGTTCAAGCTTGTTTTTTTAGAGTTATGTACTTTGTCGGACAGCTCAAAGAAGAAGATAAACCCACTTACCTTTTCATTGAGAACGTTAAAAATCTGCTTAGCGTTAATGGAGGATGGGATTTCGCCCGATTGCTCATTGAAATGGAGCAGGAGGGGTATGATGCAGAATGGCAGGTGCTCAACTCCAAAGATTTCGGAGTACCGCAAAACCGGGAAAGATGCTTTATTATTGGACATCTTAGAAGCAGAAGTACCGCAAAAATATTTCCTGTCGAAAGAGCAGACAGAGAAAATAGTATTCAAATAATTGGATACAGGAACGGATATAAAAGAAATACGCAGGTATTCGCGCAAGATGGAATTACAGAAGCATTAAGCACCTGTCAAGGTGGAGGAAGGGAACACCATACTGCCCTACCATGTTTCATAGATTTATGTTACCAGGGATCGCAAATGACGGACACTGCAAGATGTTTAAAAGCAAGATACTACAAAGGCGTAGCGAACCACGCCGGACAGGATAGTGGAATTGCAATAAAAGTCATAGGAGAAGTTAATTCGTCACAAGACGGAAAAGTGCTTGGGATTGATGGAATCACAAAATGCCATTCGGCAGGACATAACAACAATCCGAAGATAGCACTTCCGGTTATGACACCGGATCGAGTAGAAAAGCGTCAGAATGGACGAAGATTCAAAGACAATGGCGAGCCAATGTTTACGCGTACAAGAGCAGATATACATGGCGTAGCGATTGAACCTACTGGATTTAATTGTGTGCCAAATGGAACATGCAATCAAGGAATATTTGTGCAGGTATCAGAAGAATTAACGGTATATGCAGTGTGGTACGAAAAATATCAATGTTACATAGCGATCAGGAAGCTGACACCGCGTGAATGCTTTAGATTGCAAGGGTGGTCTGATGATTATTTTGAAAAAGCACAGTTCGTAAATTCTGATAGCCAGTTATACAAGCAGGCAGGAAACGGTGTTACTGTTTCGGTAATCAAGGCAATTGCAGAGAAATTAAAAATTCCTTGTGAATCAGATTGAAAAGGGGTGATGCCGGGTGGATTATAAAAAGCTTAGGCAGGCAAAAGCTATTGAAGCAACGAACCGAAAAAGACTTCTAAAAATCAATCCGAAGCTTGATGATGGCAGTGGAATTTATTTTTTAACCAGAACTGATGAAAATAAAATCCCATACTTTTATATAGGTCAGGCAGTACATATAATTCAGAGGATGTGTTCACATCTTACTGGGTATCAGCACATTGATTTATCAATAAAGAAGAGAGGATTTTACAGTAAAGAAAATCCGTATGGGTGGAAAATAAATTTTATCCATTATCCTGTCGAACAGCTTGATAAAATGGAACAATACTGGATATTGGAGTACACCAAAAAAGGATATCAATGCAGATATAATAAAACCTCTGGGAGCCAAGGAGAAGGAAAAGAAAAAATCAATGAATTTCGCCCAGCAAAAGGTTATAGAGATGGACTTCAACAAGGCAAGAAAACCCTTGCAAGAGAATTAAAACACATCATTGATACTCACTTAAATGTATCAATCAGACCAGAAAAAGCAAATAACAAAGTATCTATTAAGGCGTTGGAAAAATTCAACGAATTACTCAATGAAGAAAATTATCACTGATTCTAACACACCAGTAGTTCTACTGGCTAAATTCCAAAGATAAAAAATAAAAAAATGAAAAGAGCTTGCCTTCATATGACGAAAGGGTGCACCGGGCTTCTTTGAAAATGAAATTAAAGTGTGAAATATATCGTGATTCTATGCAGAATTATAAGAAATATGCAATCCCAAGAGCGCAGCTTGTAATTGCAGATGTTCCTTACAATGTAGGTAATAATTTTTATGGAAGCAATCCCATGTGGTATACGAAGGGAGATAACAAGAACGGTGAAAGCAAATTAGCTGGGAAAGCAGCATTTAACTCTGACTTCAATTTCAACTTGTATGAATACTTCCATTTCTGCTCGAAAATGTTGAAAAAGGAACCTAAAAAGGCAGGGGCAAGAGGAAGAAGTTCAGACGCACCATGCATGATTGTGTTTTGTTCGTTTGAACAAATTCAAACTTTGATCAATGCGGCTGCGAAACATGGCTTTGTTCACTATATACCACTTGTGTTTATCAAAAACTACAGCCCACAGGTGCTTAAAGCAAATATGCGTGTAGTAGGTGCTACGGAATATGCACTTGTATTCTACAGAGATAAACTTCCAAAATTTAGAAATGGATCACAGACGGATGAAAACGGAAAGACTATTCGTGGAACTGGAAAGATGGTTTTTAACTGGTTTCAGTGAGAAAAAGACGGAAAGGACATTCCAAAAATTCATCCAGCACAGAAACCAGTAGCAGTTCTAAAACGACTGATTGAAATATTTACTGACCCTGGGGATGTGGTAATTGACCCTTGCTGTGGAAGTGGTAGCACATTGAGAGCCGCCATGGAGCTTGGTAGAAGTGCATACGGATTTGAAATTGACAGAAATTTTTATAACAGAGCAAAAAAACGAAATGCTTGTTTTTGAAAACGATAGCCAAATGAGCATAGGAGATTTTATATAAGGAGCGTGATTGAATGCCAGAAAACACAAACGAATGCGTAATTGAGTGGATTCCAGGAAGAGATTATGTAGGGCTTACTGCTAAAAATGGGAGTTCCTGGAAGAACAGATGTGAGGAATTAGAAAAGGAATTTCCAGACGATGTAAAAATTCTTGCCAGAAATAATGATGGATCTATTTTCGCTCACTTGCCATATTCCTACATTAAAATCAATCCACCAAGAAAATATACCGATGAAGCGAAAAAGAAAGCTGCGGAAAGATTAAATAAAATGCGTGCAGAAAAAAGCAATACTGCGGCAGAAGAGCCGTTTTGCGTATGAATTACCGCCAGAGGAAATATAATGAGGGGCAATCTTCCAGAAATGATATTTACAGATTTCTTGTCAAGTATTTTGAGAAACACGGATATATGCCTTCTTATGAAGAAATTATGGATGGAACAGACCTTACAAAGTGTACCGTCCAGAGACATATGCGGCAATTGGAGATGGATTCTCTGATTGCCACAGAACATCCGGGAATATCGAGAGCATACCGTTTGACGGAATACAGATACGAAAGGAAAAAATATGGGAAGCAAATTAAAGATGAAAGCGCCAAAGAAAAATAGGGTGCTGGCTTGTGACAATCAAATGTCACAGGCATTCGCCAGAGCCATGCAGAACTCACGTAAAGAGTTGGAAATCATGCAAGATCAAGCCTATAACGATGGATTCAATACTGGTGATGACTGGGCTAATACAATCAATTCCGTAACTATGATGCTGGCATTAAGAAAACTGCATGGATTTTCAACCAAAAGGCTTTTAGACGTAATCAATTGTGCAAATGATTTTGTGGGACAAGCGAACCGTGGCGAAAGAAGCTTTATGAGCATGATTGAGGAACTGGAATCTGAAACAGATGTGAGAATCCCAGATTTTAATAAAGAATTGGTTAGAAGATTTGGAGCGTAAGTGAGGATGGAAATAGATTATAAACACTGTAGATGTGGATGCGGTGGAATTATAGGGCAATACAGTAAAACGAAAGGATTCACCTGTGAAAGATGCAATAAAGAGTACCAATTATCAGAGCTAAATTTTGATTGGATTGCATCAAACGAAAAGACCGGATGGTTGTTTCCGATGTTGAAAAAGGAGGGTAAATAATGAGTGAAATTAAATTCAACGACGGAATGCCAGTAAGAGAAAGGCGTTCCAGCACAAGCATTTATCCAGAAGAATTGATGGATAAAAAATGCGGTGGCTGCATGAGATGTCAGTCAAGAAAAAGGAAGGGCGAAACAGGCTATCATTGCACGACACAGCCGTACACCAAAGACATTTCACCAGAAGACAAAGCCTGTGTCATTTACTGGGACAAAGAAGAGGAAGAGAAGTACAAGGCTTTAATAGAGAAAGACGGAGAAAACCGCAGAAAAGAACTCTGGAATATCTATTCAAAGCGAGAGCCGATAAAACTCCCAATCATAAATGATGGTTACGGAATAATTCCAGAATGTCCTATTTGTGGAGAGATGCCGTACAGCACTAAGCAGTGCCACTGGTGCGGTCAGAGGTTTATTCAAGATAAAGAAGTAGAAGAATACGAAAAGCCGCTGACAAAAGAGGTAACGTGTTTTTCATGTGGTAGAAAGGTAATGGCAAATGTAAGTAAGTATAACGGACACATTAGTTATCATTGCCAGTGCGGAACAAATTTTATCGAATAAGGAGGGCGAAAAATGAGCTACTGTGACGGGATCTGTAAGCATCTGAACACAAGAAAACACAAATGCGAATTGACAGGAGAAAAACTCACATACATGAAATACAGTAATGCTGTAATTAAGTGTTCAGTGCATGAACACAGAGGATTCTGTGAGAAAGATAAGGAGGACACAAAATGAGAAGCTACACAATAAATCTTCCAAGAGGACTGGAAGTAGATATTTTCAATCTGCCAGAGGACTTCAAAGAGCAGGTTGAGCAGGCATTCAGAGAGTATACATCTGGAACAGTAAAAGCATATATGTACGTTGACAAGTTGGGATTCATTGACAGTTGCGTAAGATATATTAACGGAGACAAAAACAGCTACGATGTGGTGGATAAAAAAGTAGAAGATTTTATTACCGCTCAGTGGAGAGAATACGGACAGCTTGACAATAAAGACGATGTGTACAGTGCTGATTTTATGGCAGATTGTTATTCTGCGGGCATACAGAATGCAGTATTGTGCTCTCATTTTGGAACTGACGATCATCACATTTACGACCAGATTCAGAAAACTCTGGTACAGGTAATTACAATTGTAATGAATTATAGAGATGAGGAGGGCACAAAATGTTAATCAGAAGTCAGGATAAAACAGCGCTGGTAAAGTTTGAAAACATTGTAATAAATCTAAAACTCCCAGATTCATTGAATGTTATATGTTGGAGTTTGCAGGATGCACAGAGAAGTGGAGGATATTTTATTTTAGGAACATATTCCACCAAAGCAAAAGTCATGAAAGCACTGGATATGATCCAAGAAGCCTATGAAGAATATAAAATTACTCGTACTTTTTTAACAGGATTTACAGGACATCGAGCAATTGTAGAATCAAACGATATTCACGTCAATGGTTTCGAAGAACTTGTAAAAAGTTTTAAAAAGAATATGGTCTTTCAGATGCCAGAGGATAGCGAGGTGGAAGTATGAAGTACAGAAAGAAGCCAGTTGTAATTGACGCGGTACAAATTATCGAGAAATGTTCGATTTTCTGACGGACTATCAGTGTACGGACCAGTACATTCCGGCAGAAGGTAAGAATTTCTATATTGACCATCGGAAGGTTCCGGGTGGATTAGTAATCAAGACGCTAGAGGGTGAACATCTGGCAAATATTGGTGATTATATCATCCGTGGTGTACACGGTGAATTTTATCCGTGTAAGCCAGATATATTCAGAGAAACTTATGAGGAGGTGAAAGCATGAGCAGAGTACGAACCAGATTAGAGCAGTACAAAACTGAGATAGAAAATAAATCACAGTATAAGCATGGGCTTCCAGGGAGCACACTGAATATTGTAAATACTCTTTTGAATGATCTGGAACAGGATGAGAAAGAAAACGGATGGATTCCAGTCAGTGAGAGATTACCGGAAGAACATGATTCTATATTTGCAAAATTCAAAGGGACAGATAACTGGAAAAGAGGAATGTTCGAAAAAACATCTAAATATGTGATTGCTACAGTTGTATTTGACGATGGAACAGTATTGGTAGAACAGGTGCATACTACTGATGGAATTTGGAGAACGGATAAAAAAGTTTTAGGCGGAACAGTAGTTGCATGGATGGATTATCCAGAACCATATAAGGAGGACTGAACATGGAAATATCAATTTTCAAAAAGGACGGCAAGACCTACACCAGATTCAAGATCATGTTAAAAGAGTTTAAATCTTGGAAAGGTCTGCTGATAAAGTGTGGCATTGATACATCAGAGCCGGTCAAGAAAAACAGCAGATACATTTATTTTGAAAAGGAAGGCGACTGGATTAATGGGAAAATGTAAGTTAGACTGTCCGGACGGCGAAACAGAGTGTTGCATCTACTGTACCAATCAGGATTCCTGCCAGTGCAGATGCGATGATATGGACAGTTATGAATATGCGGAGGAGTGTGAGGATTATGAGGTTGATTAATGCAGATAAACTGAAAGAAGCAATTAATAGTTCTTTAAACACAGGGAGAGAAACATTTAGCCCGGAAATTATATGTGAAGCTGTTGACGAACAGCCGACAGCTTTTGATGTGGACAAGGTTGTTGGCGAATTGAAAAGAGATAAATTCATCGAATCCGAATGTATCTTATCTGATGTACATCAAGGATACAATGCTGGACTGAGCAGGGCGATAGAAATTGTGAAAGGCGGTGGAGTAGATGGCAACTAAACCGATTTTATTCAACACCCAAATGGTTCGAGCAATTCTGGACGGAAGAAAAAGCTGTACCAGAAGAATTGTAAAACCGCAATGGGAAGAGTGCCCGAATTGCAAATATGTTCACAACGAATACATATATGATAACCTGGCAGAGAACGTATACTGTGCAAGATGTGGTTATCCGTTGGAGCCGGAAAGAAGATCGCCATATCAGCCGGAAGATATCCTGTATGTTCGTGAGACTTGGCACAGATATACAAAGCGGGTTGGAAAAGGTGAAGGGTGCCATCTGGAAGAACACTATGGATATAAGGCTAGCATTGCAAATTCTGAAGACGCAGAAGAGCCGTGGAAACCATCAATCCACATGCCGAAAAAAGCTGCTCGTATCTGGCTGAAGGTTACGAATGTGAGCGTGGATCGGTTACAGAATATCACAGAAGATGGCGCAAAAGCAGAGGGAGCAAATTGGAAGAATGGAAAAAACGTTGGTTGGGAAGAAAAAATGTGGCGTACAGCGATAGAAAGATTCGCTAAAATTTGGGATTCCACCATTAAGAAATCAGACCTTGATCGCTACGGCTGGAATGCGAACCCGTGGGTCTGGGTGATCGAGTTTGAGCGGTGCGAAAAACCGAAGGAGGTGTGATATGAGAGAAATTCTTTTCAAGGCAAAGAGCGTTTATGATGGAAAATGGGTTGAGGGATATTACCTAAGAGATCAATATCACATAGGGGGGAAGGACATTATTTTTTATCGGAAGGATTCAGATCTGTTTACAGTATATACCAATATAATTGATATAGAAACCCTCTGTCAGTTCACAGGTCTGACCGACAAGAACGGGAAGAAAATTTGGGAGAACGATATTGTTAATCATAACGGAGAATATGCCCCGGTAAAATTTGGAATGTATTGTTCGAGTTTTGATTACGGAAGCTATAATTTTGGATTTTATGTTGATTTTCCAGAAGAGACATTTTACAGAAAAGAACTTGGATATTGGCACAGAAAGATTGAAACTGCCGGAAACGTGTTTGACAACCCAGAATTATTACAGGAGGAATCAGATGAGTAAAGGCAAGGACATTTCAACCATGTTTACGAAAGAGGAAAATAAAAAAATGGAAGACTTGGGTATGGACTGGCTACAAGAGAAAAAGATACTATCATTAGTCTTTCACAATATGGAGCATTCTTGCAGAAAAGAGGTAAGAGAAGATGAGTAAGTCAGTATTAGTGATGGAAACACCAGAAGATTGTGAATCATGTGTTTTACACGGTGGAATATTCCATTCTTTTTGTAAAATAAATTGTAGATATATCGAAGACTTAAGCTCAAAGCCAGATTGGTGCCCGCTTATGGACTTGCCGAAAAAAGACAATGGAGATTATCCAGCCAATACGTCTGATGCTGGCTTTGCGGAGGGATGGAACCAGTGTATTGATGAGATTACAGGAGGAAATGCAGATGATTGATTTAAGAAATACATGTATCTTGGTTAAGACAAAAGAAGAAAACGAAATGATTCTCAAAGAAGCTGAGAAGCAGGGATTTTATTGGTATGGAAAAGACCATTGTGAGCCATTACGAACACAATATTTTCCGGACATTTTAAAATTTTATGAACATGATATAACTTATGCGGCAAGTGCCAGATCAGACTTTGCTTTCTGTGAGGCATCAGAACTTCTAGGGATAAAAGAAATGACAGTAAGAGAGTTTATTGAGCGGATTGCAAATACTGTACACAATTGTAGCGAATCTAAATGTTCAGAATGCGTATTGGGCGAAACGAATACTAAGTGTAATAGGTACTTGTGTAATATACATAATTGGGAAAATAATATAGATGAACTTCTTAAAATTTTAAAATCAGGGAAATCCATAGTTTGTACACCAGAAGAGAAAGCAATTAGCATTCTTGAAAAATTTATCAAGAATCCAGACCGTACAGCAGTAAATTATGAATTTGTAGATGCGTTGAAACTGGCGGTGGAGAAATTGAAAGAGGTGAAATAGATGACTGATGAAATTTTTAATCTTATGGAATGTTTTTCCGGGAGCTATATAAACAGATTTGGAGAAATAATTCTTTCTGAAAAAGGAAATGTATATTTCACAGCAAAGAATTGTACCGATAAAGAAGATATTATCTGCAAGCTACTTGAATGGTGTTCAAGGCCAATGGCAAAAGGAGAGCCGTACAGTTCGCACAAAAGAAATAATGAATGGAGAGAACAACTGATATCAAGCCTTAACAGATATCTGGGTACAAACTTTGGCCAAGAGGATATGTACTGGATTTACGATCAACTTGGAAATGCTGTAAATCATAAACTGACATTAAGGTTCATTAGAAGTGATTTCAATATGGCAATTATATATCAAGAAGTAAAAGAGGCGAAGTAGATGGAGGAACTCAAAAATGAAATTTAAAGAATTCGTAAATTGGTGTAATGAAAGAGCATTTGATGGATGCTGGGGAATGCTAGAAGCAATAGCGTGTATTAATTTAATAAATGAGATTATGAAAATCCAATTTTGGAAAAGAGAAAAATTCTGGAAAGAAAATTATGAGCAACAGGTATTGGAAGAGATTATTAATCCGATAGAGAAGAAGTTGGAGGAGATGAAGAATGGACGTTAAAGAAGCCAAAGAAATATTATCCGATATGAGAGACCAGCATTTGCAGTTCATTGACGGAGCCGAAAATACTGGGACATGGGGCGAAAAATTTTTAAAAGAAGCATGGGCGTGTGATTCTGGCGCAAAGGCTCTTACCGGATTAATCACAGGGATAAAGATTGATAAAGGCGTTATCGCAGATAGTATTCAGCAATACGGCAAAAATAATCAAAGCACAGTCTGTATGGAAGAATGCGCCGAGCTTATCCAAGCAATCAGCAAGGCAAAACGTGGAAAAATCAACCGTGATAACATGATAGAAGAAATTGCAGATGTGTTGATCTGCATCGAAATGCTAAAGCAAATGTACATGATATCCGATGAGAAAATTAATAAGTGGATTGAAAAGAAACAGGCGAGAGAAGTAGAAAGGATGGAGAAGAATGAATAAATGTTGCGCTAGTCAAGATGGGATATGTCGGAATGCCATTCTTTTTGGAACAATATGCGATGGTTACAAAGAAAGATGCAGATTAAGACCAACTTATAACATTATCGAACAAACAGTGAAGAATTACCAGAACAATTTAAGAAAAATATTTGGAGCGGAGGATTAATCATGAATAAGAAAGAAATCGCAGAGATCAAGAAACAGTTTACACCAGCAAATTGTTCTATTACACGCATTTGTGGTTGTTATGTGGATGCAGAAAAAAATAAGAAAACCAAAATTAAAGAAGCTTTCCTTTCCCTTCCAGAGGAAGAAATGTTTAAGTATTTTGACATTTTCAAGAAAACCATGTCTGGCAGACTTGGAAAGAACCTTATGAACTTTGATTTTCCATTAGCACAGGAAAAAGAGGGTGGAACACAGGAATTTCTTATGCGGATCAGAGCAAGTAAACTTAAAGATGATGAGCTTTTGGACGAGTTCTACGACAAAGTGATTGAAAATTACGATTATAACGAAAATTACTACATAGTTCTCATTCATGCAGTATATGACATTCCCGGAAAAGCTTCTGATGGAACCGAAATGCACGATGCATCAGAAGAAATTTATGAACACATTCTGTGCAGCATTTGTCCAGTAAATCTTTCAAAGGCTGGGCTTAGCTATGATGTGGCTGAAAATAACATCAAAGGCAGAATTCGTGATTTGGTAGTCTCAAGACCAGAAACAGGATTCTTATTCCCTGTATTCAATGACAGAAGTACTGATATTCATGGAACTTTGTATTTCAACAAAAACATAAAGAATATTCATCCAGACTTCATCGAAAACGTTCTTGGCACACCAATTCCACGTATACCCGGCAATGAGATCAATGTCTTTTCAGATTTTATCATGGACAATTTCGAAGGAAATACAACATTCAATTTCACTGAAAGCCTAATTGAATCTTTGCAGGAAGTAAGAGAACAGAAGAAAGACAGCCCGGAGATGATAACTGTATCATGTGACGAAATGGAACAGATTTTTGAATATTGCGGAGTTCCAGGCGAGAAGTTATCAGATTTCAAGGAAAACTGGGAAACGTATTTCAGTAATGAGCCTGCTGCACTTGACAATATCCACAATTCAAAAACTGCAAAAATTGTAACACCAGATGCAACAATCTGCATCCAGCCGGATAAAATTGCTCTGATTGAATTGAAAGAAATAAACGGCGTTCCATCTCTTGTGGTTCCGGTAAATGGAGAACTGAAAATCAATGGAATTGAAGTTGAATTAAAATAAACACTTTTTAAAAATCCAGAGATTGGAGAAAGGAATTTCAAAATTGGCAAATAAAAGAATGTTCACAATGAAAATTGTTGATACAGATGCTTTCCTTGATATGCCGTTATCAACACAATGTCTTTATTTTCATCTAAACATGAGAGCGGACGATGATGGATTTATTGGAAACCCAAAGAGGATTGAAAAAATAATAGGTGCTAATGATGATGATTTGAAGCTTCTGATTGCCAAGAGATTTGTTATCTTGTTTGATGATGGCGTGATTGTTATTAAGCATTGGAGAATGCACAACACCCTGTCTAGAGACAGATATATAGAAACTTCATACACTGACGAAAAAAAGAAACTGCTATTGAAAGATAACGGAAGTTACTCACTGACAAATGGAAATTCTATTGATGATACCAAACTAATAGAGCGTTCAAACAGGCAGACGCAGAAAAGACGCAAAATAGACGAACAAAAGACGCACTCAGATAAAGATATAGGTTTAGATAAAGATTTAGAATTGGATTTAGATACAGAATTAGATAAAGATAAAGAAAAAGATATAAATGATTTAATAGTATCTAAAGATACTATTCGTCAGACTGACGTCCAACGAATCATTGATGAATGGAATACTCTGGAAGAATTTGGTATCACTCCTGTAAAAAGAATGACACCAAAACGAGAACAGGCAGTAAAAGCTAGAATCCGTCAGAACCATATGGACGATATCTTAGAAGCCATTGAAAACATTCGCCATAGCAGCTTCTTACAAGGGCAAAATAAAAATGGCTGGATGGTTACGTTTGACTGGTTCTTAAAGCCTGGAAATTTCGCAAAAGTATTTGAAGGGCAATACGCAGACAAGTCTACGAATAGACCATGCAGCTACATGGAGAAAATCCAAAACAGGGTAAGCGAGGTGGATAATTGGGTATGACAAGAGAAGAATGGGCGGTACTGGTAAAGGCAATGAAAGCTGTGTACACTTCTCCATCATTTCTGCCAGATCAATATGCTTTTGATACTTGGTACGGACTTTTGAAAGACCTAGATTACAAGCTTTTAAGTTTTGGGTTGAAGAAATATATGCAAACTGAATGGAAAGAACCTACAATAGCTGCATTACGGCAATGCGCGCAGAGCCTTGCGCCACAGTCTGACGAACTGAACGAAACAGAAGCTTGGAATCTGGTATCAAGGGCAATTTGGAACTCTATATACCATGCGGAAGAAGAATTTTCTAAACTTCCAGAAATAGTTCAGAAAGCAGTATCAAGTCCGGGGCAGTTAGAAGAATGGGCGAAATCAGGGAATATAGATGGCACATGGTGGAGTGTAGTTCAGTCTAATTTCCAAAGGACTTACCGGGCAGAAGTACAAAGAGAACAAGAACGAAGAAAACTAAGTCCAGACCTTTTAAAAATTATAGATACTGCCAGATTGGGAGGTGCGGAAAATTGCCAGATAGAAAACCATGGAGAAAATTAAAAAGCACTGAAATTATAGGCTTAAAGCGGAGACAATGCTCAAAATGCGACTATTACAGCAAGAGCGAAAATGCATGGAGTACAAATGCAACCTGTGATTATATCTTGATCGAAGAACATAGCAGAGGATGTGATCCGAGGGATTGTGTTAAAACTGGTATCTTCAAGAAAAAATCGAGAGGAAAATCAAGAGTAAAGCGAGTGATTTTATGAGGAAGATTAGCGAAATGTATAAGCGGTCTGGCGGTACAGCTTATCAGCATATCTGTTCCGATTGCAGATTCTTCTATGGTGATAAGCATCCGCGGTGTTTACAATACGAACTGGAAATTGATTGGAACCCAGATTATATAGCTTGCAAATTTTACAATCTGGAAGAATCTCAGATTGATGGACAGGTCAATATATTTGATTTGTTGTGAAATATGATAATTGTTTTGACCAAAACGGCTAAAATTAATTTTTATGATATTCGTGAATATTGTTATGGTTAAAACAAAATAAGCGCTTAAAATCAAAAAAACAGGCTATCAATAGAAAGGAGGAACAGGAACCGCCGGCCGGCAAAAGGAATTCCCGGTTCCTCCTAAATTTTATGGATGAAATATTGAAATATGCTATTGAGAATGGTATTATAAATCCTGCACATGTACTTGAAGAAATACAAATGAAGAAAAATGAAGAAATATTAAAAAAATATAAAATATGGCAGGGAAAAAACAATAATTGGTATACTTATATTTATACAGAAAAAAATTCTAGAAAGCTAGTGAAAAGAAGTAGCCGAAAGGGAATTGAAGATTATATTATTGCTTTCGAGAAAGAAAAAACAGAAAAACCTAAAACATTTATGGATGTTTACGAGCATTGGATAGAAATTCAAAAAGAATTTGTGACGGATAACACTTTGTATAAGTATTCTACAGATAGAACACGTTATTTTGAAAAAAAAGAATTTACGGAAAAAGAAATTGAGAAAATGACAGAAGAAGATATAAAGGTATTCATTGTCAGAACTGTAAAAGATCAAAAACTTTGCAAAAAAGCGTGTAAAACTTTGTTTGGATATATCAAAAACACAATAGATAGTGCAAGGTCACAACATTTATTGAATTATGATCCTATGGAATTTCTTTCAACTAAAATATTTTATAAATACTGCACGGAGATAGAAAAGCCTTCAAGTCATAATACAATATCAGACCATGAACTTAAACTAATTATTAATCGCTGCAAAAAGGATTTTGATGAACAGCCAGAATACATTCCCTCATACGCAGTATATTTTGCAAGTCTCACAGGGATGAGAGTTGGAGAAATTTCGGCTTTAAAATGGGAAGATATAAATGAAAATTATATATCTATTAATAAATCAGAAAAATACAATAGAAATACAAAAGAATACTATATAGGAAAAACAAAAAATCAAATGAACAGATGGTTTCCTATGACTGGCGAAATTCGAAAACTTTTAATGAAATTAAAATCAGCAGAAATCAGCAATGGGTATATTAGTGAATGGTTGTTTTCAAACGAAAATGGAAGGGTTCATGCTCCTGTAATATCGTCATGCTTAAAAAACAAATGCAGGCAGGAAGGAATAGAAGAAAGAGGAATTCATGCATTTAGAAGAACAATAAATTCTAAACTAAGGTGCAATGGAGTATCTGCCACTGTTGCTGCATCGCTACTCGGGCATACCGAAGAAGTTAATGAAAAATATTATACATTTGATGTTAGCTCTTTGGAAGAAAAAAATAAAATTGTGTCAAAAGTGCAAAGGATTGGATGAATAAGAACATAGGTTCTGATTACCTTTTTGGTTACCTTTGATTACCTCAAGTCTGGAAAGCCTTTAAAATCAAGGGTTTACGGATTAAAACGCGAGCCGTGAGGTCGCAGGTTCAAATCCTGTTGCCCCGATTTATGCAGTAAAATCAAGGGTTTGCGGACTTGGTATGAACGAGTGTTCTGATTACCTTTGATTACCTTTTACAAAAAGTACATATGAAAGGGAAAAGTACATGTGCAAAATAATAAAATCGCAGAGATGCGATTATTTTTTTTGCCTTTTTTCTGAAATTGTGTTATGTTCAAGAAAATGGAGGGCGAAATATGCAGATACACACAGCCTATGATGTAATGAAGGAGTTTCTAATAACTGATGCAGACCTTGAAGGCAAGTACGGAATCCCGAAAATTCCAAAGACTTTTATTCATCCAGGGAAAGATACTGTAGACTTTTCGGAGAGCTTCAGCAGAAAGATTAAGAACCACCGGGAACTGGATGTAAACTTCTACGTGGATGATGTACAGTTTCAAAGATTATGGAATCAGCCAGACAAGTATATGGAGCATTTAAAATGTTTTCATGCAGTCATTATGCCGGATTTTAGCATATCGGTAGGCAAGAATGGAATGCCACTGGTAATGTGCTTGTGGAATAAATACCGCAATCATGCACTGGCTCACTACATGGTCTTGAATGATATTCCAGTAATTCCAAACGTAAACATATTACCAGAATACTGTTGGGACTGGTGCTTTGATGGGCTACCAGAGGGAAGCACAGTTGCCTGTTGCACAAATGGAAGAGTAAAGAGCAAGGCAGCACGGTTGGAATTTTGCGTTGGTTTCAAGGAAATGGAACGGAGATTGAAACCACTGCGAGTTATCATTGTTGGAAGAATCCCGGAAGAATTAGAAACAGACACGGAAATTATAAACTTTGAAACCAGGAATCAGAAGATTAATAAGGAGGGCGTGAATGGGGACAACGACTGATAATTACCAGAGAAAGAAAAAACTTTCAAAGTCCCAAACAAAGAGGACGGAACGTTTAGAGAAATCATCACACAGAAGATATGGAACACGTAAGAAAGAAGGATTAAATAAATTGTGAATTTTGAATCATTCAGAACTTTACACTATAGAAATATTTGTGCAAAATTAAAATTTAAGTGGCAGCTAGAAAATGCGAGAATTTTTCTGGTTGCCACTTTTTTCTGGATTTCCTTGATTTTTGGCCGCCAAAATGATGTTGGAATTTGGAGATTATTCATAAGTTAGTTGCAACTATTGAAGTCTTGAACAGCTGCGACTTTTCCGCCGGCACAAATCAACCAGGGACAGCACCGGGAACCGATACAGCGCCGAGCTGATGAAGCCAGGAAACCACCCGGAACAATTGAACACCAACGAAGCAGACCGCCAGCCGTAGTTGTGGCAAATAAAAAGCAACCGACCACGAATAATAAGCCATAACAAAGAATACCGAATAATACAATAATAGTCTTGCTAAATGCGTCTTTAATGGCTTTTAATGTATTTAGCCTATACTTTATCGACTGCGGTTATAAAACGCCTTAAAATGGCAAATATGGTGCTATACAAGCGTATTGCAATATAGTTGTTGTAGCCATAATTGTTATATAGCCCGGACAGCTTCGGCAGATCAACGCAAAGCCGGCACAAATAAGCGGACACAATGCGCCAATTGAAAAGGTACACAAATAAAGCATAGCCGAACATAGCTATACAAGGCTATTATACACCCATAGCCGCAGACAGTCAATAAACCATGTAAGACACTATAAAGTGCTTTAAAGGCTCATAATCGGCTTAAAATGCAAACGTGGCATAAATCACCATTAACAGCATAAAAAACGATTTACGGCTAAAATAGCGCGTTAATTGATTGACTTATTATATTAACTTTGCAAGGTGCATCTGGCAGAATGCCAAAAAACCGCTTGCACGCCGTGAACGTGCCGCCAGGCTGGATACCGGGAAGAGGTGAAAACTATTTAAAAATAATGCATTTTAACTTTTCAGCTGTAAAACTATCAAGAATATTATAAATATATGTTTTTAATAAAATTGTGTGTTCGCTTAAAAAATAATCTGTAAAATTTTCGAGATCGTCACAGAATTGCTCTTGATTAAGGGAATAAAATTCATTAATCAATTTGTTTTCAAGTTCTTGTGAAAATTCATCGTACAAAGAAATATTGTACTTTCCCGCAAATTGGATATATTCACTTTCGCCAGTAAATAAAAAGTGCAAGATTTCTGTTTCCGGGCCTTTTTCGCAAATATCATTAATGTATTGATACAGGCTTTTATTTTCTAAAGCTTTGTTATTATCATCAAATACTTTATAATTATCAAAAAAATGCTTAATAGTTTCATTTACAACGCTTTCCCATTTTTCCATTTTTAACATTATCATATGTATTACCCCCATTTTATGTTATTATATCATACGCTAAGCCAAAAATAAACAGTACAAAAACTTGCCAGGAATCTTAAGCCCCTTATTATTTTAAAGTCATTTTTGTAACGCTCGGAAGACTGCGGAAAAATTCCCGGCGGTCGTAATCATCATTAATTTTAAATTGTTTGTCACTTGTGGGGATGATCTCGCCGCCGATAAGCTCCATACAGGAGAGTTGCAAACAGTTCTCTTTTTTTGTTGATCTGTGCAGCGCATATCGCATCACAGACTTTTTACCATCCCGACGCTTTACCGGGGACATATCCCAATAAGCTAATTTAATAACACCGCCAGCAATAGCCATAAATATTTCCATTGCTTCTTTTCTGGCTTTTTCGTTGATTGTATCAACTGTTGAAAAATCACCGCTTTTTATGGCGGCGATTGTCTGCGCTTGCGTGGCTTTCTTGATTGTTATCATTTTAAAACCCTCCATAAGTTTTATTTTTCTTATAACACTTGTTCCAAAAATCAACGACTTTTTCAGCTTCTTTTTTTGTGCTACAAATATTTGCGGAAGTAATGCCGGGGACTTGCAAGGAAAATAATAAATTGTCAGAGCTTGAGACCCGAAGAACAGAAGCAAAGTTTTTATTGTTTGTGCATGTTGAAATTGCTATATAATGATATTTCATGTTTTAGACCCCCCTTTGCTTAAATACTGGCGGATTTAAAGCTGCCAGAAATGATTAATTAATTTTTGTGTCTGTCCAGATATTAAGGACAGAGCGAAAACAATTTAATTCATCAACTAAAAAACCACCGTCATTAATATGAAATATTGCATAATCTCCATATTGCTCATTGATATTCTGAACATAATTATAAAATTCTTCGAAGCGTTCCAAACGTTCAAAATCAAGAACATACCATTTGTGACCAGTTGGGAGAGTTTTTATAAACTCCTCCGCGTTACTCGGGTAACTGAATGCACCAAAAACTTTTACCTTGCTTTTTCGGTCGTCCTGTGTGGCGCGGTCAATTATCGTAAAGACCGCCCATTTAATATTTATCAAATATTTATTATCCATGCCAACACCCCCCCTTGCTAGAAAACTAAGTCTTTCTTTCTTTTTACATCTTCCACGGTGTATGGGAATTTCGTCATCATGACAAAAGCTTTTGAATTATCTTCTGGCACTGTATAGCCTCTGTCGCGTAACAGATCAGCGATAGTTGTCAAAAAGTGATTGCCGTATCCATAAGTAACTCCAGAAACAACAACATCTTTTCCATTTACCACAGCTTTTACAACGTGGTAGGTGTTTCCATAAGATTTTTGAAACCATCTTTTCGCACTGATCTCTAATGTTTCATTTTTTTTCATTGTTTTTTACCTTCACCCCTGTTATAATGGGGTTGCCTTTCTTTTTAGTTTGGTGCCGCTGTTGGTTGGTAGCTGTCAGCGGCTTTTTTTATTTATTTTATATTATTTAGAATAATCCCAGATGAAGACAGTTCATAAATGATACAGCCTTTTTCATCTTCAATCGTTACGGAATCAAATCGAATTCCTTTAGCATATCTATGACAATATGTTAACGCTTTTTCAAGAGAAGCCCACTCTTTAATTGTGCAGTCCATTGATTCCCCTTCGATCCCATGAGGGAAAAAGTATCTACAAGTTGTATACATTTTTTTACCTCCCTATTTTCCAGGAACTAGAATTTTTCAATTAATCGGTGCCGGTTCCTTATGTCCTCATTGGCTTGAGTGGTTCGGGCGGTTCCGGTTGTTTGTCTCTTGTGTTCCTTTGTTGATATTATAATACCACTAATAATAGTGTATGTCAACACTAAAATCAGTGGTTTTAAAAATGTTTTATATTGCTTTTTGGTGCTAATCCTATTATAATAATGATATAATTATTTGGGAGGTCACAATATGTTTAAATATAAAATAGACGTTATGAAATCATTATCAGATCACGGCTTTACATCTTCCAGAATGAGAAAAGAAAAGATTCTGAGTGAGGCAACAATGCAGAATTTAAGAAAAGGCAAAGGAATAACAACAGACACATTAAACACAATATGTATTATATTAAGGTGTCAGCCGTCGGATGTTCTGGAAATAGTGCCAACAAATGAAGAAAAAATAAAGTATTTTTAAACACTAAATTTAGTGTTTACTTATATATGAAAATGTGCTATACTGTAACTATAATCAAGAAAGGAGATATTACAGTATGGCAAATTTAGAAGAGTTTCGTATTCCACAATATGAAGGTTGTGGAATATATGCAATAGTTAATTCGAAAAAGATGAGCTGTTATATTGGCTCAAGCAAAAATATTAAGTTAAGAGCAATTAACCATAAGGCGCATTTGAAGAAGGGGAAACATCACAATAAACTACTACAAAAAGATTTTGAAAACGGAAATTCATTTCGTTTTATTATATTATGTAAATTAGATTCAAACATAGACAATGATTTGTTAATTGTATACGAAAAAATGTATATGATATCAGCCATGGATAACTATTTTGAGCTCTATAATTTACTCCCGAAAACACAATGGAATAATCAAAGAAACTGGATAATTCAACACATAATTTATTATTTTATGAATAATTATAAAATATCAGAAAATCTCGTTTCTGCTTTTGAGGGAGAATATGAAACTACTCCGGCATATATGCATAATAGAAAACCAGAGAATAGATAATTGATTTGTGATTGAATTTAGAAAACCAATACATAAGAAAAAGCCCTAGGAAATTATCCCGGGGCTTTTAAAATGCTTATTTGTGGCGGCGTAACGACAATCGAGGGGTTAACAGCCCCACCGCCGAAGCTGTTAAGATATTAATAGCACAGGTTTTTAATTTTTGTCAAGGAAAATATTTTTTATTTTTGTCTTGACTTTCTGTAAAACTTACAGTATTGTTGTTATCAACGACGGTCGCGGGAACTCATGGAGGGGTAGTTATTGCAAAATCGTTTGCACCTGGACAGAATAAAGTAGCAGTTAACAAGCCAGATCAGCCAGCTATTGAAGCTCGGCAAGGTCTGGCTTTTATTATGTTTAAATATATTATATATAATATATCTTTTACCCCTCCATAGATTCCTAAGACTAGAGTTTATTAAAAGATATGCTATACAGTACTGTATAATAATATATATAATATAA